ATGTCCGCAATTAGTTACTTAAAAAACAGTATGACAATGCATAAAACCATTTACCAAAAGAAAGTTGAAAGCTTAGTTAAAAATGATTTGTTTTTTCATGAAAAAAGCATTGAAAAGTCAAAAATAATGAAGAATGAAAATGTTCGAAAACAACTAACTAAAGGATACATGAAATTGCTAAGCGAATACAAGGAGGATTAATGATGCATGTTGTAGACCTAAGTTCTACAAATCATAAAGATATTGATGCCGATTTTGTTTTAAATGCTAAACAAACTTACATAGAGAGTGTACTAAACATTAGGAAAATGATTGTTAATGCAAAAACTGAAGATGATCTACATGGTGCAAAAATAGAGATAGCAGCATTATTAAAAGATCTAAATAGAGTATTATTAGGTGGAGATGGATTAAAAAGAAGCATTGAAAATAATCCGCATTTTAGATCCCTAATACATTTTGTGAAGAATTTAAAACGACACATTGCAATTGAATTTGAAGAGTTTATTTATCAACCATAACATATACGCACTACAGTCTATAGTATACATAAAAAATAGGAGGTTGACATGTCAGAGCGAATAAAACAGCTAATGGTCAAACGTGGCATCACAATAGAGGAATTGTCGAGGGAGACAATGATTGATATTCAGAAATTAAACAAAATCATTGAAATGCCAGATGAATCAGATGTTACAATCATAAAGCTTATCGCTCTGGTATTGAATGTCTCTATTGATGAGTTATTGGATGAGAAAGGAGGAGAAGATAATGCAAAATAAAGTTAAACAATTAAAAAATTATGCGGTTTACGATGATATCGAGGGCTTTTTAATCAATAAAGATATAAGAAGTAGCTCAGGGAATTCTAACTATATGATGCCTTCATCAACTAGAAGGGTGTCGAACACCAGAAAGAATTATGAAGGGGATATTAAGCAGTTCTTTAGTGTGATTAAAGGTAAAGATGTCAAAAGTTTAGTTCCCGATGATTTAGTTGTAAGTAAAAGCGAATTAAGCAACTATGTGAAGTATCTTCAGGAAAAGGGATTAGTTAATAATAGTATTAACAGAAAAATGACCTCCCTGAAGATGCTCTATACATATTTGGAGCATGATTATAAGGACTATATTGACTTGTCGGTGTTTAATACTGTCGAAAGGCTTAAAACAGTAACTAAAAACTGGGATAAAACAACCCAGACAGAAGCCGAAAGAATCGCTCAGGATATGTATATAAATGAAAGACAGAAACCTTTAATGAAAAAGCTGTTTGTTAAATTCGCCATCAGAACTTCTTTTCGTGTAAGTGCGATTTTGCGAGTAAGATGGAAAGACATACAGCTTGATGAAAGTACAGGCCATTATATAGTAACAGTTATTGATAAAGGATCTCAGGTTGTGTCTACAGGCATTAACCAGGTATTTTATGAGGAATTGTTGCAGCTGAAGGAAGAGGATGACATCGAAACTGAATTGGTTTTTCAGGGGCTTTCGGAACAATCTTTACGACACTCCTTAAAAAGGTCGAAAAAAAGATTAGGAATACCTCCTGAAAGAGAATTAGTCTTACACTCATTTAAGGGTGTAGGAATTGACTATGTCTATGAGAATTCTGGTCACGATTTACTTGCAGCAAAAGAACAAGGAAATCATAAAAACACATTAACAACAGAGAGATATATGAGCAGAAAGATTAACATAGCGAACTCTGCTGGTGTAACAATGGATGAAAAAATCGATTTAAATCCACTATATGAAGCAACCCAAGAGGATTTTATTAGTTTTTTTGAAAACGCTGATCTTGTTACATTAAAAAAGTTTATAAAGCATGTAAATGAGCGATAATCATTTTTTCGGTATATTACTCAGTTCAAATGATAATTCTTCTTGATTAACCAGATTGCCTTTGGTAACTTTAAATTTAGCAACATGACATGAGGTGAAAGGCTATATGACAGTGATCTTTGATCAGTCTGCAAATGAGAAACTGCTTTCAGAAATGAAAGATGCTATCTCGAAAAATAAACACATAAGATCTTTTATTAACGATATTCAATTAGAGATGGCTAAAAATAAAATTACTCCAGGGACAACACAAAAATTAATTTATGATATAGAAAATCCAGAAGTCGAAATTTCTAAAGAATATATGTACTTTTTAGCCAAGTCCCTATACTCAGTTCTTGAAAGTGAAAGGTTTAATCCACGAAATTACTTCACAGAAACGGATATGAGAGAAATTGAAACGTTATGGGAAGGATCTGTGGAGGAAGATATAAAATTTCCGTATACATTCAAACAAGTTGTAAAGTATTCAGATGATAATTATTTCTTCCCCATCACTGCTAAAGAGTTGTTTATGCTTTTTGAAAATAAGTTATTGCACTATAATCCTAATGCTCAAAGAACGAACAAAACGAAAAAACTAGAGGGCTCAGATATTGAGATACCTGTACCGCAGCTCAATAAACAATCGGTTGAAGAAATAAAGGAACTGTTCTTAGATGGGAAATTAATTAAATCGGTTTTTACTTTTAATGCCCGTGTTGGAAGCGCAAGTTGTGGCGAAGAATTAAAATATGATGACGACACTATGTCGCTTACAGTGACTGAAGACACCATTTTAGACGTTTTAGACGGATATCACCGGCTAATAGGCATTACTATGGCTTTAAGACAGCATCCTGAGTTAGATCATTTGTTTGAAGAAACCTTTAAAGTGGACATCTATAACTACACTCAAAAAAGGGCGAGAGAGCATTTTGGGCAACAAAACACAATAAATCCAGTGAAGAAATCTAAAGTAGCTGAGATGAGCCAAAATGTTTATTCTAATAAAATTGTTAAGTTCATTCAGGATAATAGCATAATTGGTGATTATATAAAGACAAATGGAGACTGGATAAATCAGAATCAGAACTTACTTATAACTTTTTCTGACTTCAAAAAGGCAATTGAAAGAAGTTATTCTAAAAAAGATTTTTCAACTCAGGCAGACATTTTAAAAACTGCAAGATACCTTACATCTTTCTTTGATGCTTTAGCTACACAATATGTGGATGAGTTCTTAGGTGATATAGCAAAAGAAAGAAAGAGAAGTTTTGTGAACAACTATTTGTTCTTTAACGGCTACGTTGTACTAGCTAAGAAGTTGCAGTTAGATGGAGTAAGTCTAGATGATTTAGAAAGCAAAATTACCGATGTTTTAAGCTCTATAGACTTTAGTAAGAAAAATAAATTGTGGGATGAATTAGGTGTAGTAGACAAGAATGGAAATGCTAAATCACCACAAAAGATATGGAATTTCTTTAACAATTTAAAAATAGACGAGTAATCACTTAGGAGTTGTTTGTTGCAATGTTCAATAGTGAGATTAAGGAAAAATATTTAGATACCTTATCTGAGGGTATGGTTATGCAGATGAGGCCTATTTTTGCAAAAGCAGAGATTACTGAGACTTTATATAATAAAGACATTTATGATTTCACATCAATGCAAATTTTAGAACTTATACGATCATTCGATCAAACCACTATTGGTAGTGTTCGAAGAACCTTAGCATTATTGTCATTGTATATTGATTGGGCAATTTCATATAAGTTAAGTAAAGGATTAACCAATTTGGCAAGAACTATTTCTGAAGAAGAGCTTTATGAATGTCTCGGAGACAAAAAATTATATATTACTTATAGTGAATTAGAGGAAATGGAAAATCAATTAGTTAACTATCAATCAAAGGCTGTATTAAGACTGTTGTTTGAAGGCGTTTCAGGTTTAGCTCATTCTGAATTGCTAAGTTTAACGAAAAAGCAAGTTGAGGATGCGATGCTAAATGGTAACGTTTTAACCCTCTATGATTCAAAGCACGGTGAACGAAAACTAAAAGTTAGTAGTGAATGTCTTGTTATTGCCTTAAATGCAGCTCAGGAAACTAAATATAAATTAAAGAATGGGAAGGCAAAAGGCCAAACAAAAGAAGTCTTTTTAGTTGAAAATGATTATGTAGTTAAAACAAAAAGAACGTCCAACAAAGGAGACGGCCAAGCAAGTAAATTTGTCATAACTAATCTAATTACTGATATATCTGAGTTCTTTAAAATTAACTTTTTAACACCAAATACTATTGTTAGATCTGGTCATTTGTATAGAGCATATCAGCTTTATAAAGAAAAAGGGGTTATTGATAACTCTGTAAGGTATCAGATTATAGATGACTTTAATTTAAGAGTGAAATCCAAATATCGAGCAGTTTATTCAATGCAAGATTATATTAATGAGGAAGAAGTTAATAAATATTACGCAGAAGAACTAGGTCTAAAAGAGACGACCATTTAAATATGAAATCCATTTGACTATTTTGGTTAAATGGATTTTTCTTTTATCTCAAAAAATTGTGAAAAAATTCGCATTTCGACAAAAATAGACAAAATAATCACTTTAAATACATGTTTAAATATAGTAAGATGGTCATGTAAACCATATGGTTTACTAAGGAGGAGACCAAGACCAAAGTCTTAGTCGTTTCAATGCCTTTCAACCTTGAATTCATAGAGGTCTTCGACATTACAATCTAAAGCAGCAGCAATTCTTTTTGCAGTTCGAATAGACATATCTACTTTAACTAATCGATTATAGTCGCTCAGCTGCTGTTTCTTAATCCCAGTTATCTCTGAAAGTTCATTGATTGTAATGTCTTTCTTTCTACATAATTCAGGTATCAAGCATTGCCCGATCTCAACTTTAATCATAATCGGACATCCTCCTGCGTTCTGTTATGGAAAGACATAATACATATCATACCATACGAAGCCGATAAATAACCACTAGCATAACACCTACTTTCCATGTATAATGATTATACAAAACAGAACACACGTTCCCTTAACACCTTAAGGGTTTATCACAGAAAATTGAACATAGGAGAATGAGGATGGCAGGTTATTTAAACAATATTGAACTGAATCTGGAGATTGTACTCAAAAACAAAGCAGATAGTCCAGAAGTCTCTGAAACATTGGTAACCAGGATTTGTGAAAATTTACTTTTATCTAAAGAAGTCTCGTTTTTAAAAGCTGACGGATCAGTTGAAAATTTTAAATTAAGTGATATGGAATATGAAATAACAAATACAGAAGAATTGCCTGAGTAAAAATAAAAAAAAGAAAGACTCCATTAAACATAATGTAATCAGCAGCAAGAGGAGAATGAAGGTATTGTTTTGAATATATTTGTTGATCAAGATAATTACAAAGAGGTTAGTCTGAAACTTACAAAAAAATTGCTGACTTCAGAACATTATCAATTCCTACTTGGTTTCAAGGGAGAGAAATTAGATATTACAATTTCAGTTACACCACAAAGCCTCGTTAAGCTTAGGGATGACATCAATGAATTGATCTTTATGTTCTCAGATTAAAATTAGATTCGGTCACATAAATTGGCCGAATCTAATTGACAGATATTAAATGATGGGTTATAGTTTATTCAAATACAAATAATATGTATATAGGAGATGGTAAAGGGAGCTATGTTGCTTGATGAAAAGCTCGATAAATTAATGAAAACAATTCTGCGATTAAAAGCATACAAAGAAGAGGAAAATTTACGAAGAGTCATCGGAGAATTTCATTCAATAATTGATTATGCTTACGAGGGGATGTATATAGCTGAAGATATGTTAAGAGAAGAAGAAAGTAAGGGCAAAGAAGTAAGTACATATTGAATTGTGTAATTTTCACTAAGGTAACAAAATCAAAATTAGTGGATAAAATGTAAGTTTTATCGAGATTCAGATAAGGAGGAATAACATGGGTGCATTAATCGCTAAGCAGCCGAATGGACGGTACTGCCGATTTAGTTCAGTGGTAGACTGTCCGACGCACATAAATATGACGCGTGAAGACTATTTAAATAATTTTACTGGGACAACAAAAGGAAGGGAAGATGCTGAAGACACACTGACGAATTATCTCAAGCCGTTTCACGAAGTTATAAAGTGGTACACGCCGCTGAATATGAGTGAAAAAGAGTTTGTGGTTGTGTTAAAGGAAATGTGTGATAAAAATCCAAAGGAGCCGCGGATATTATGAACACAGCATACAGAGTTTGGGACGGCGAGAAGATGCATTATTGGGATGATGAGGGAATGGATCTCATTATTACAGCCGTGGGATGGAGATTGTACCGCCATACCGACTCATCACTTCATCTGATTAGGATTGCAGATAGCACACAAAAAAATGCAGCTCTCATGTGGAACACCGGGTTGAAGGATAAGAACGGAAAGATGATTTATGACAATGATTTCATTTTGGATCATAACACTGATACGAAGTTCGTAGTTAAGTATGACAACAAGCAAGCTGGTTTTTATCTTGATATAGGTCTTGGAAATGGTAGTGGTGCTTTTATGGCAGGCGATCTTGAAATCATCGGTGATGTTTACCGAAATACTGAGTTATTGGAGGATGCGGAGTGACAATCAATTTGAAAGTTAAACAAGAGAAGCGTAAAGGGTTATCAATTAACGATATTCAAGATGGATTTTTCATTTTAAAAGATGACCATGTTCGGATTGTGAAAATGGATGTAACAAATAGAAATAAGATACATTTAATCGATTTAAAGACGTTCGAGGTTAAAACTGTCGCATCAATAGAAGAGATAAAATATGTATATGAAGATTGGAGACAAATCAAGATATTAAGCCCAAAACAGGTGAATTTAAATATCGGGTTCCAATGGAAAGAGTAAAGGAGGGCGTGGAGTGATGGATGCTAAGGATAAAGAAATGTTCGCATCGATAAAAGAGAAGCAAAAAGAATTAGCAAAGGAATGGGATAAATTTTGTGAAGAACCGGGATACAGAATGCCAGACGAAATTCAGGCAGATATTATCGAAAGGATGTTTTTGATTCATTTTGTTGATAAGTATTTAGAAGCCAAAGAGAATACTGAAATAAGGCGTATTGAATATAAGCTTTGGTACGAAGTTGAGTTCGGTTGGAAGTATTTCAGTTTCGGCGCCAATGATGATAAAACTGCATTGGAATACGCGGAGGAATACGTAAATAATAACAACCTCATAAATTATAAAGTGGAAAAAATAACGAATGAGAGATTGTTTTGGACTGAGGAGGGTGTGAAGTGAATCCTGAAGAAAGTAACGAATTGAAGTTCCGAATGATTACGCCAGAGGGAAAGGAATTTCCGGTTAACTCTTCACCCATTGAAAATTGGGATAATGCTATTTGGAAAGCGTTTGATGACCAGAAACAGGTTTTCGACGCAGAGATTAAAAAGGCATTTGAACACTGTAACGTACCACTGGAAGAAGCAATTGGACGGGCTGAATTAGCCATAGACAAGGACGACAACACTGTTCTGACAATAGACAAACGACCGGTTTTAATCTCATATAAACCTGAATTTTTATATTCGCAAGGAAAAGCAGTACAGAGATTCAAACGACTTTATGAGGAGGACGCGGAATGAAGGAATTTCATTTGCACAAATATCCCGTGACATCAGTTGAAGGGAATGAGTATGCCGTTAGCATTTATAACGATAGACACTCAAAAGGTTTTGTCAAAGTATCTTTATATAAAAAGGTACGCGGTTTTTTCAGGAAAGAAAAATTCAAGTGTCTTACAAGAGAAGGAGACTTCGCTCCGAGTTATTTCGAAGAAAAGTGGGATTACGATTACATACAGATGGCAATCAATGAAGTCATTATCTATGAAAACTCCATAAAGGAGAAAATTAATCACGAAAATAAACAAAAGGCTGCAATAGAGAAATTTGAAGCGTGGAATGGCCAGGAGGTGTAACTGATATTGGAGGTTAATGTGAAAACAAACCAAAGAGAAAAATTCATCCGAAATGGTATCCCATATGATGAACTTGATACACAAATGATTAATTTAATTGATATTTTAAATTTCAAGATTGGATTGAAAACACGTCATTGTTGTTTTGGGCATAGGCCATACGAAGAAATTCAAGTGATGTTTGAAGAAGAAGTGAATTTAAAAGAAGATCAAATTCTGGAATTAGCAGAATTAGCGGGAAGAGAATGGAAAGGTCTTCAGTTAAGCTTTAGCAAATGGGCGAGGTTTTCCCCGTTGATGTTTAATTGGTCATTGGTGCTATCGAAAAGGTTTAGAGATCCGGAAGATGCAAATAAATACGGATACCTGAGATCAGTTGAAGAATTCTTTGAAAGCTATGCTGCAAAGAAGTGATTAAAAGATGCATTTTAAAGTGAATTAAAAATAAGTGGAGAGTGATTAAGGTGGGAAAAGACATTAAAAGTGAGCAAATTGAAGCAACCATTAACGAAAATAACGAAATGGGAGTATTTGAACACAGAACTATCCGGGAACAACACATGTACCGGGATGAGATTTTGGATCGAATAAAAGCTGTTCCTCTTCTAGGGAGCTCTACAGAGATAACAGTTGAGATGGCAGCGGAGTACTACATGGTTCCTGTTGATACGATTAAAACTGTCATCAAAAGAAACAGGAATGAATTTAATGATTATGCTGAAATAAGAGTTTTGAAAGGTAAGAGTTTAAAAGAATTTTGTCAGGTTCATGATGAACCTCGCAAATTAATAAGCCCAAAAGTCAGAAGTTTGCAAATCGTTAATCGAAGAGGCCTGCTTAGACTAGGTATGTTGCTTACTGAATCAGAAGTTGGGAAATCAATTAGACATTACTTGTTGAATGTAGAGGAAGCAACTCCAAAGCAAATTGCTATCTGGGCAGCACAAAGAGAAATTGCAAGAACAGAAAGAAAACAACTCACAGATGCAATTAAGGAGTTTTATGAAGGAAATATGAAGGATTCTCATGCATACACAAACTTTACCCAACTAGTGTATATGGTGTGTTTTGATAAAAACAAAAAGGGTCTAATGGAGGTATATGATTTGGATGAAAAGGATCAGCTAAGAGATGCGATGACTACAGAAGATCTTAGAAAAGTCGTACAGGCTGAAAAAGCTATTTCAGTATTGGTTCAATTGGGCAAAGATTACGCAGAGATCAAAGATGAGCTGTTAAAAAATAAGCACAAGTTTCAATAAAAGTAAAATTTTATAGAGAGTGGAAAATGGAAATGGAGGAAATGATTTTGCTAAAAGAAATAACAATATTTGATTTAAATAAAATCATACCTGGCACAAAAGTTAAAGTAACATGGTACAAGGGATCAGAGATGGAGTATACACATCAGGGTGAAGTTATCATTAATAATGGGGAAAAGTTTTATTATAATTACGTTGATAAAGAAGGATATGTAGGTCACTGTCATGTAAACGCACTTGATTTGAAGAACTATCCTGACAGTCTAATTGTTGAGATTAAATCAAAATAAAATTGAAGTTTTAAATGAAATACAGGAGGGGATCAGTGATTGCTGAAAAAACTAATGCCTCAGTAAAGATGTATCTAGAGGATGATATAGTAAGGTTATATCAAGATCACTTTCGATTGATAACGGAGCAAAACCTAAATAGTAATTTGATAGAGAATAAATCATCTGTAATAAGTGCAAAAGAGATTGAGAACTGTATACAGCTGCTACATAAGGATTATCATAACCTAGGGATTAGAATATTTGTGTTTCAAAATAAAATTCAAGCAGTACTTAATTTTTTGAATCCCCTTGGAGCACCTTTTTGCTTAAAAACCATAAGAAGCATCTTTAGAAAACAACTGGTTGGTTTAAATGGGTTTGGGATTATTCACATTTATCCATTCAATTATCCAAAAGATTTAACTTGCTACAAGCAGACTATAAAGCTCTTTATTCTCGAAACGCTGTACCATGAACTTAGACACGCTTACCAAGATGAGTTTATGACTTGGATTAAAGAATCGAATTATGTAGATGGAGGTCAACCTGGCTATTTTGCACAGAAAAGCGAACGAGATGCAAGACACTTTGCGACTAGAATGATGAATAAGTTTCATGATGACATTAATGATATTCTAGGATTAAAGTTTAAATGGGAATCTTGCTGGGGAAGGTTAGAGATTTATGAATAAAATTGAAAAAGGAGCTGTTATGAAGTGAAGGATATCCGAGTGATATATGATAGAAACAAAACTTTAGAAGCAGTCGTAGTCCAGTTTGGAGACTATATGTGTGAGCTAACGGATTCACAAGTGATTGATGAAGAAAATAAAGAATTCGATGTGCTTAATGATGAATATCAAGGTATTTGGAAATATGAAAAAGGACAACACTGCGAAGTCGAAATTTATGATGGTGTAGACAAGTGGGTCTGTCAAGCATTCTTACACTGAATAAAAAGACTGTTTTAAAGGAAGGGGAAAAACATATGAAGTTTAAAAATAAAAACTGCGATGAGATTCATGTTGAAATCAATGGGCAAAGAATTGATGTAAATTCACTTCAAGAAGGCAGTGTAACTCTAGAACGATATAAAAATATTAGAGCAAATTCTGATGGATTTGAAGCACTTTATCCCAAACTAAATGATGAAGCGCTTATACACGTTGCTAAGAACCACCTCAAGAACATCCTTTTAAAGAGAAAGCCAGTTACATATGAAGAGTCATTAGCAGCGTGTATTGCTCCAGAACTAATTAAACGATTGGAATTAAAATAAAAGTATTAATTTATGCTGAATGGAGGTCAAAAGAATAGGCTACATCAAATACGTAATTGAAATCGCCTGGTTTAACTTAGTTTGGTTTAAATGGCACCTTGGAGCGGACATAAGCATTTTTGACAGCTGCCGATGGAATACATATAAATGTATAAAGAATAAAAATAAAATAAGTGGAGGTTATTTGAGTGATAAAGACGAATCTGCATAGCAACCACGTTGATGAAATTATAGGTGAGTATTACGCTGCTAAAGGATATTCAGTTCAGAGTATTGATCGCCAAGAAAATGGTCAACTCATTGTTGTTACGCAGCGAGTAAAAGAGGAAAGGGAACCGGAGGAAGTAGATTTAGCATTCGATTTCATACATAAAAGACCGCATAGAAAGAAGCGTTTAGCATAAAAAGGCAAAGAGGAATTAACACTCTTTACCGTTTTGTTTCTTTTTTAGGCGATCACAGATCAGTTTCATTATACTCATAGCTATTGTTACAGATCCAATTATTATTGTGATTTGGAGAATAAAAATTAATCCAAAGTTTATATTCACATTGTCAAATAAGTCACGGGAAAAGGAAAGAAGCCTATAAACACAAAAAAATAGTATGAGAAAGGATATGCATATTACAGCAAGTGATGCATTGGAATAACTTTTTGCTTGGTCAAAGAAGTAAATCATTAAAAAGACAAAAAACAACAGAGAGTTAATTTCATGCAATAGTGAGCCAGTGTCTGAAAATGATTGTATTAAAAAACAGATGATAAAGCCTGCGATTCCTATTTTTCTATTCAAGATGTCACCTCATCTAAATATTACTTGTGAAAATTTTACCAATGAAAATAGGTTTCTTCAATGTGATACGCTTTAAAATTAACTTAAAATCGTGATTTTAAACAGAAATGAATACAAACTGTAGGTCTGACTTTTGATGCGAAGGGGGAGATAGGATGAATAATATCACTTGGGAAGAAGCACAAAATAACAATTATGGAATACAGACAATTGGCTTTAAAGATGATGAAAACTTCGGGAGAAGAATTGTCGGTTTTAACGATATTGTTGTAGGAGATAAAGTTAGGTGGAACAAAGATAATGTTGTGTATACTCTTGTTATGACTTCGAGATTGGGACACATAGGTCTTTCAACCACTGGACAATTACCTTATACAGTAACTGTTTATCCAAATGAAATTACAAAGGAATAATTAGGAAGGAAATTTAAATAAAAGATAGTTTTTATTTTAATAACTTAGGAGGATAGTTAAATGAACAAAATTGATGAGTTTCGAGGCAAATATTATTTTTTGAGTAACTTTTATAATTCACCAGTTACATACGAAGGTATCACATATCAGAACAATGAAGCAGCATTCCAAGCTATGAAAGTCACGACTGACGAAATTAGAAAACAATTCGCAGACCTCCCACCAAATCTTGCTAAGAGAAAAGGACGTAACGTTCAGTTACGGAATGATTGGGAAGAAGTTAAAGAACAATATATGTATGAAATTGTCCTAGCTAAATTTAAACAAAACAGAGACCTTAAAAAACGTTTGCTCGCAACAGGAACGTCTGAATTAATTGAAGGAAATACATGGGGAGATGTTATTTGGGGCATGTGTAAAGGCCAAGGTGAAAATAAACTTGGAAAGATTCTGATGCGGATTCGAAATGAATTAAAAAGCGAAAGGGAGGCGGAATAAATGACGAAATCTAACGTAAACATCCACGTACTGGCTGACGAAACACTAGGCGGTATCAAGCGGGAATACATCGAGGTCGATCGGAAGGCGGAGGTTGGCGAAAGAATAATTATTGTTAAGGCGGACTGTCAATCCGAATATAGAAACGGTGATATGGCGTTTGTCAGTCGATTCGTAAAAGACGACTCAAGACTCGGTTATTATGTGGAATCTATACTCGCAAATGGGCAATCGATCGCCTTATATGATCGCGAATACCACGTACTCGAACCGACCAGCATTGTCCACATTGACGGTGAGCGCTATAAAATGGTCGACCGAAAGGCAAAAGTAGGCGAGAAGATTATCATTGTTAGGCCTGACGGAGTAATAGGGGACGATTATGATACAGGGAGAGTTGGAACGGTAAAATCACGCCATTCTGCTGGAGACGTAAGCGTAGAAACTATTGGGTTGGTGTTTGGCGATGAATACCGTGTCCTCGTCCCACTAGATAAACATGAGAAGACCCTTGAAAATAAAAATAGTGTATACAAAGAAGTCAAAAACTACATACATAATGAATTAGGTATTTCAAGGCAAGACGCACAAGAAATGATTAGTATTGCGGTTTCTAATGAAGTTCAGAAGATGTCTGAGTCAGGAAAACTGGATAGAATTGCGGGAGAGAAGATTGAATCACTTATTGAAGAAGGTTTTGAAAACGGAGGTCAGCTACTACATGGATTTAAAGAAAGGGTGTCACAAACAGTTTCCGATGAAGTAGGTAAACGAATTGCGAACGTATTGAATATTAATGTGGAATTAAAGGAGGAAGGTAATTGAGAGTTCGAATTACAAAAGGAAGCAGCTGGTATGAAAAATTTGTTGGCAATGCTTATGAATTAATAAATGTAGATACTTCAAGCTCCTGTTTTATTGTAAAGACATGGAGGGAGACAAACACTGATATTATACTTGATCCGTTGCCTGTGCGCTTTGAAGATTCTGAGGTAGTTGAAGAAGGGGTGAGCGAGAAAAAAGAAGTTAGTTTTTTAAAGAATAAGCATCGCTTATTTTGTTATTACTATCTCACCGGACACAGTGCAACGCAGTCTGCCATTAAAGCAGGTTATTCAGAGAAGAGCGCACATGTAACGGGACATCGTTTAGGGAAGCAACCCCAAATAGCTAAAGTAATAAATAAAGTAAAGCTTGATTTACACAATTTCATTGCTGAAAAATTGGATATCGGTTCTTGCTTTGAAGATGAATCATTGATTTTAGAAAGAGATTATTTAGTTCAGGCTATGGACGAGCTAATTGAGGCTACAGAAGAACCAGTTATAGATATGTTTAAAGTAGAATCACTAATTTAAAGATCAAAATAAAATAGTTATTTTATAGAAGGGAAGGGTGCAGATGGCATCAGCAGAGCAATTGAAACGAATGAACGACATAAACGATTTGATCAAGCTTATCGCAAGTATTGATAGATGTACTTTCTACTGTAAGTCAAAGAATCGGATAGCGTATTTCAGGTTTAGGAAAAAACTGTTCTTCGTTGATGATTACACGGGCGCTGATGTTTACCCGTATGAAATGGGATACGGGCGTGCAAATGGCTTTTCGCATGGAGGCAACATGTGGCAACTGGTCAACAGCTTCAGAAAATTCATCATAACAGGGAAATACGGCGAGCTGAGGGATTATAAAGAAATATGGGCTTACAGCTATGAAGGATGTATGAAAATCCGTCAGAAGGCGAAGGAGATCGGTTTCATTGAAAGTGTTGATTACCCCTACAGCTTTGATGAATGGGCAAGTTAAACTAAATGATTCATGTACTAAATTTTCATCAAAATTAATTAACTTTGAGCTAAGGAATTATGTAACGGAGAGATTAGACTCTCCAGGATTCAAATGAAGGTATGCGGAGTTTGCCATGCTTAGTCTTAAATCTGTGTTTAACCTTACATAAGATCGGTTCTACAAATACATATTCGTCAGTTTCAGACTTTACATGTTTCATAGAGTGGAATTTACTTCGTTCTGCGTTCGGCATGAATTCCATAAATCCAGCTGCAGTACCATCAGGATAAGATAGAAGAAATTTTATATCCTCTTTGGTGTAGCCGGTGATAAGCACATCTGTGTATTCATAATTAATCACTTTCAGCCAGCTATGGGAACGTTTATTGATTTCATAAGGGGAGTTAGCTTTCTTTAGTACGATTCCCTCTAAATTCTTTTCTTTGGCCAGATTGAAGTAAGCTAATCCGTTTCCTTGCAGGCCTTCGATCACAAAGACATTATCGTGGTCAAGGTTTAGGTCTGAAAGCATGCTCTTACGTTCAGTGAGCGGCTTATTAGCGATTGAATGTCCATCAATATAAACTACATCGAATACACAGTAAACCACCTTATGAGCTGATTTCTTAGACATAAAGCGTTCCATGACTGCTTCGAAATCAGGGGCACCGCCTGGGGTAGCTACAATGATTTCACCGTCTAAAACAGTTCCATTGGGTATATCAAGATCCAACAGTTCTGGGAACTTGCTTGTTACTTCATTGTTGTGACGAGTATAAAGCTTTATCTGATCATTAAACTTGGAGAGGATCAGTCTAATTCCATCAAACTTCAGCTCGGTAATATAGCTCTCGTCCTCAAATGGTTCCTTTATCGAATGCAATAGCATTGGCGATACAAACAAAATATCACCTCCTACTTAGAACATATTAGCTAAGCGAAGGTGATATATAAAGTGATATGGCAGTGGTACTTAATGGGATTCAATCAGCTCAGGTGAATTGTTTTTAGGCGAGTTCACTAAAGATGAAACCTGGTATGCTTCCATGTCATCAGCATCATAAGGCTGCAGTAAGCTTTGTAGATAATCAGGATCAGTATTTTTAGGGTTGAGCCATTCCTTTTCGTTCTCATCAGTTAGAATAACCGGCATCCGATCATGAATGTCTTCCATAAGCTCATTAGGCTTTGTTGTGATGATTGTGCAAGTGTACAACGGATTGCCTTCTGGAGTGTTCCACTTTTCATATAATCCTGCAAAAGCAAAGAGATTGGATGATTTAAGCTTAATCCGCATAGGAATCTTAGTCTTTGGATCAAGACGCTTCCATTCATAAAAACTGTCAGCGGGTATGATACAACGTTTGCTTACGAGTGGTTTCCGAAAGCTTGGTTTCTCGGCCAATGTTTCAGCACGGGCATTAATCATTTTATAGCCGATCTTTTCGTCTTTAGCCCAAGGAGGGATAAGACCCCATCTAAGTTTACCCAGCCGGTTGCTTGATCCGTCGTTGATAATTGTCAGGATGTTTTGTGAAGGAGCGACATTATAGCTTGGGTGATATTCATCTTCGGGCAAGAATTGATCTATGTTGAATTGCTCAATGATGTCATCAAACTCAGAAAATAAAGTGAACCTGCCACACATGTTCATCATCCTTTAGGGTTTTTGAATATTGTACAGGCTTAATACACGAAAATCAAAAAGGAGGAATGTGATGCAGAAGCAAACAGTTGAGGTTAAAGAAGTTGATGTGTTGATCAGGGGAATATGGAGAAAGAAAAAGTTCACTGATATTCAAAAGGGGCAAACCTTTAAGATTGAGGAGAACGGAAGAACAAAGAAGTACATAGCAAGGACAGATCCTTATTGGGATGACATGTATGAGACTTACATTATTGATTTGTTGGATAAAAATAAAATTAGAAGAAATAAGTAAACAGAAATCTAGATAAAAACGATATTTTAACCAGAATCCAGGAGGTAATGAAATGAACTTATATGAAATTATGCTAGAGCACTTTGCACCCAAGGGAAGTGAGCGGGGTATCTTTACATACGTGCTTGCTCAATCTGATGAAGAGGTATATGAATGGTTGAAAACTGATCCAAGCCTATCTGACGGCAGGGTAGTCTATACCCCATATCAAGACAACGAAGCAGACGGTAAAACATATGCAATTTATAATCAGAGCTTTGATATTGTTGGTCATGAAAAATATAAAGATCGAATGATTCGATTAAAAGGTGAGTTGAATGATGAAGTTGAACTAACCGATCTTTATTACGGAATGACCTTAGTCGGGTGGCGTATGGTGAAATCGGATATTCCAACGGAACAAATTGAATTGTTAAAAGATACTGGCATCAGTATGGAGTTTGCATAAAAGTAATTTTTTATTCAAATAAAAGAACCAGGACACTTCATCACCGAAAAGAAAAAATAGAGTTTTAAGTACAACGAAATAAAGTAGCAAACAAAATGTAATCGAAAATATTAAAAAGGAACACTTGTTCCCTTTTTGGTTATGGTTTATAATTTAAGAGAACCAAAAATTTCAAAAAGGGGATGGGAGTTATGAGTGAACAGAAGCTTAGAATCGGAGAAATACGGTATGAGGTTTATAATGATTATGATCCATTCACTGAGGAGTATTTAGGGAAAAAACTAGGAAATGCTTATTTTATTGCTGAAATTGAAAAGGAAAACGTTGCCCAAGTAGGTAACAGGAAAATTAATTATTCAAATGAAGTTAAAATTGGTTTTGATGCTTTCGGGGAAGAAACAAAAGAGAAAATCAAAGAGCATCTTCTGGCTGCCTATAGTCTAATAGCAGAAGGGGCTAAAGACGATGGTCTAGTAGAATATTTATAAGGCAATGCAGGGCTAGTCTCTAAGATTAGCCTAGTTATCATACGAATAAAGGGGTTAACTGAATGTCAAACATCATTTCTAAAGAGCAAGATGAAGCAATTAAATACTTTAGAAACAAATTAAATTTATCAGACAAAGACTTATACATACCGTTGATTAATTTTGAACTACTTAGAGACAAGAACGAACAATATGCGAACATTCTTTATGAGCTGTATAAAAATGATCCCTATTTGTTTATTAGAGCTTTAAAAGATGGATATGTGGTTAATCAACCTATTGAATTTGATGAGGCCATTATACGTTTCTTTAATGGAGAAGAACTGGCTATTGTACATAAAACAACCGGAAAGAGATTTAATGTTAATATAAAAATGAAGAAGCTGCCTGATGGATTTACATTGCAAACAATGGATATGTGGTTATGGAGTGAAATTGTTTAAATATTATAAATCCATGATATAATTCTCCTTAATCCTAATTAAAATGGTTTTGGGGGTTAAAAAGTGATTAATATTATTGGGGGATGAGCTAATATGGGAGTTAGAGTCGGAGGTTGATCAACTAAGGAGCTGCCATTGTGTGGCTTCTTGTCCCTTATAACTCAATAAAGTGATAATTTTATTCGAATTAGAAAGATTGCGAATGTAACACAAAAATAAAAAATATAAAAGTTTATAAAACATGTAGACAAAGATAAAAAATATGTATATAATAAAATCAAGTTAAAGGGAAGGAGGCGAATTACTTGGAGGTACTTGGGATAACAGAGAAGGCATTAAGCTATTACAGAGAAAACGTTAAAGGCAACAAGACAATTACTCCTGATCAGGCACTGTTAAAGATGATAAGGAATGTCTCACTTGTCAAAGAAACTCATCCTGAGCGAGTTAAAAAACGTTTATTTTGTACAGAGTACGCTTACGGAAATATGATAATCAAAGTTAACAGGAAAAAGCAGGTATTTGAAATTGTAAATAAGTCAGGATGCTTTTCTGACCAAAATGATTGGAAGTTCCCAAAAAGAAGGTACATAGAACTTAGTAAAGAACTTGGAATCAAAGATTGTAAGATTAGTAAAATTACATATTCGAAAAAATCATAATACACAAAAATAAAAATAGAGGATGATAATTGTATATGGCATATAAGAAAAAAGATGATATTAAAATTAATAAAAAACACGGGGGGAAAGAATTCACAAACAATTTTAGGTTTGTTGGTTTAGTTAAACCTGTTAGAAAAAAAGATCCAGAAACAGACAGTTGGTATGATGCTGAAATTTTTGAAACAACTGTTACACAAACAAAGAAAAACAGAAGGGTGCTTCAGTTTAATATCGAAACTGCACCTTATAATGAATTAAAAGTGGAGCTTTCTGGCATGGAACGTGATTTAGTTTATGCTTATAGTTCTGTACATAAAAAAACAGTTCCACTGCCATGGGCTGACCGAAACGATAAGACCAAACTACCTGATGAAACATACCATGTCATTACACCAGAATGGGATGTAACTGAACAATTAGCTAAAATCGTGAAGCTAGGTATGTGGGTAGAAGTTCAAGGCCATTACGAATTTGATTCTTTTGAAAACAACAACGGAGAAGAAATCAAATTAGTGAAACGAATTATTAAAAGAGTTTATCCATTGAAAAATGGAGAAGTTGAAATTAAAGGCGTGAAAGATGGGGATCAATTTAAAGTGTACGATTCAGAGGAAGAGGGAATCTGGCTCGGTAGTGGAAAAGCAAAAGAAGGTGTAGCAAAAGTTAAGGTGGGTTGGTTAAATCCAGATGGTGGAGACTTATTCATCACTAAAATTACTGACGATGGTGAGGGGAAACGTTTTAAAGTAAGTTACACTGATGATGTTGTTGAAACGGATAAGATTAAGGTGTCGAATAACATTCAAAGTGAAGTTAGAGTAGTAGAAGCAGATGGCAAATACAATTATGTTCCTTATGTAAGAGACTTTGCTTCTGAAGATTTTAAAGAACATAACAAATTTGAAATGCAGCTAGGGATTAAGAGTACATACCAAGACGAAGAAACAAAGGATACGAAGGTAAATGGAGTTTATCTTGATCATGGAAAAGAAAAGAGTGTTCCAAAAGATGTTGAGCTTATTGTTTATTATAAAGAACCAGAAGAAGGCAAAAAACCTTTTGCAGATGCATTTGTTGGTTTAAAGAGAGGAGATTTTCTGGTTGTTGAAGGGATCGACAATAACAGAGCACAATTTACACAAGTCGAAGTTGCAGAATCAGAGGAAGAGAATCCTTTTGAAGATGTAGGGGAAAAAGTTGCTTCTTTTGAGACAGTCTCAACTGGAACTCGAAAGGGTCTAGAAGTATTGAGATACATTGGCGGTACTTGGAAGAGTGAATTCTTATCGGAGGAAGAGATTTCTAATGAGAAAAAACCTAATGAAGATCCTTTCGCTGAAGTAACTGTAGACGATGATGACCTGCCTTTCTAAGATAAGTTGCGATTTGCGATTTAATAATAATTAAATTATAAGGAGAGATTGAATGAGTTTCCGTAAGAAAATTAAAAATAACACACCAAAGGTTGAACTACAATCGATCATGACACTAGTAGCAGGAGGATATAAGACAGGTAAGACACGTCTGTGGAAAGAGGTAACTGAATTACACTATTCAAACCCCGAAGAAGCTTTATTGTTGTCTTTTGAGGACGGATACGAGACCTGGCAGCTAGACAACATCGTTCCTCTCCATGATGAAGGAACAGATAAAAACCTTTGGAAAGTTTGGGATTATTTTAAAAAAACAGTTGTCCCAGAATTAGTTCAAGAGGCAAAGACAGGGAGAATCGTTAAACTTATTGGAGTAGATACAGCAGATAGAGCAATCGATGCTTGTACAGCTTGGATTCTGTACGATAGAAATAAACGCTATGGGAAAACTTTTGAGTCACTTCAAGATATTTCTGAGTCAACTAATGGTAAAGAAAACGGATGGACAGCGCTTTATGAAGAACTAAAAAAGCCTTTTGACACATTAAAAAATGCAGGCTACGGACTGATGTTTCTGGCCTGGACAAAAGAAAAAGAAACCACCCTGTATGATGGAATGAAATATAATTCAGTTCAATTAATGATGCCCAACTCTGGAAGAAAAGTATTTGAATCACAGGCAAGTCTAATCTGCTGCTTACATAATGAAGTTTCTGTATTAGATAAACAAGGCAATGAATTAGAAGATAACATTAAAGATAAAAAAGGACGTGATAAGGCAAGTAACTTCCATGACACAAAAGTTATGATGTATTTTAGACCATCTGAGTATGTTGAAATTGCAGGCGGACGTTATACTGAACTACCTGAAAAAGTTGAATATAGCGCAGAAAACTTTTTAAAGACATTCGAAAATGCGGTGCTTGGTCAAATTAAAAAGACTAATCGAACTGTACATGAGATAAAAAAAGAGGAAGAACAACTCAGAGAGGAAAAAGTCCAAGAGGCAGCTGAAAAAGCTGCAAATGATCCTCAGACGTATTTAGATGAGATCACGTTTTTAGTGTCTGACCAACCACCTGCAGTGAAACGCCAGCTAGCTGATGCCTATGCAACAAAGTTTGATGGGCAAAAGAATTATAAACAACTTAATTCGGTGGAAGATCTTAAAGAAGCTTTAATAATCACTAAATCTGTACTTAATGCAGTTTAATAAAGGGGAGTTTTTCTCCCCTTAGTTTCTAAAAGGAGAGCAGATATGAGGGAAGTTAAATGCCAGTGGTGCGGATCTAAAGGGGTAAAAAAAGAAATGCTCTGTGAAGCAAAACCAACTGGGAAATACAATAAAAACGGCACTGAAAAGTACATAAGGAAATATTTTCACGATAAGTGTTATGTTCAATATGAGAAGGATAAGGCGTTTAAAGAAAAAGAAGCAAATGAATTTGATGAACTCTACCTATACCTTAAAGATCTACATAGACTAGAGGGATTAAGTAAGAGAATGATTGAAAGGTTACAGGATCTAAGAAATGGAACGGTTAAATATCAAAATCAAAAAGTTAAAAGATATAAAAAAGGAGTTCCGTTTAGAGACATTTTAGACACCTATAAGTATTCAGAACAGCAATTACATAAAGCAAGGGATTACAAACAGTTCGAATCATCTTGGCACGAATTTGCGTATTTCTTGAGTATTATAGTTAGTAACATAAATGAAGTAAAAGAAAGGAACAGACGCTTAGCACAACAAGACTCAATTCGTACAAGCGTTATAAAAAAACAAATTCAGCTTCAGGATGAAATTGATCTTGAGGTTAAGAGAAATAAAAACAAGAAGGATGAATTAGATATTTCAAGTTTATTATAGGGAGTAAGCAATGACAAAACAAAAATATATAGAAGAATTTGTTGAACCCTCGCATATTCATGAAGCTCTGTTTGTAGGTTATTTATGGTCAAATCCAATGCTTTATCAAAGATACAGAACCCATAAAGTCTCAAGTGAGACGTTCACAGAGTCCATTTGGTACTTCTATTACACAGTAGGGTCTCAGATGTTCGAAAATGGTATTAGAGACTTTGATGATAAAACAGTATATTCATTTCTAGTATCTAGACCCAAAGAAAAAAATAAAAAAAGTTATATCGACGCTTATAATGACTTTGGTGGTTTTGAATCAATAGAAGAGTTAATGAACGAATGCAAAAAAGACAGCCATAATGAGGAATACCATTTTAATGAAATTCAAAAGTATGAGAGTTTAAGAAAACTGCAGCAGGCCTCACTAATTGATATTACGAACTGCGAGTTAATCCATAAACTGACTGCAATGACTTTAAAACAATTACAACTGTATATGCAGTATAAACATAAAGAAACCTTTGCTCACATTAATTCTGGTGATGTAATTGAACATGACCTTGTGGATGGGCTAGATGAAACAATTGAGGATTTAGATTCAGGGGAGTCTATGGGATCACCATTGCATGATTCACCTCGATTAAATAGGAAAATTAAAGGTTGGAAAGACGGTTCTCTTTATTATTTAGTCCTATCCTCCGGTGTTGGGAAAAGTTCAATTGCAATGGAAAAATTCATTTTAAGTCTTTTTGAAAACCAAGAGAAGGCGATTTTAGCTATAAACGAAGAAAGTGTAAAGAAATGGCGTTCGCTACTGCTTGCGACTATTTCATCTAAGGTATTAAAGAAACCGATTAACAGAGAAAAATTATACGAAGGTAATTTTAAACAAGAGATGTTAAATAAATTAAATGCAGCAAAAGACTGGGCATGGGAGCGAGGACAAGGATTAATTAAAACACTGGAGTTAAAGAAGTATCGAGTAGAGGATATCCTTAGTCGTGTAGAGCTATATAGACCAAAAGGATACAACAAACTTATAATCGATACTTTTAAACCTGATAGATCACAAAAAGATATGGCTCGGTGGGAAGCCTTTTCAAATTCAGCACAAGAATTGCACGATTTAATAAAAGAAGATAATCAAAATGTTGGGACGTTAGCTACTGTGCAGCTGAAGTTAGGTAAGGAAACAAGGTTTTTGGATTTGGACTCAACAGGTAAGAGTATGGAAATCAACGAGGTAGCTGCGGTTGTAATGATGGGTAGATTGCTTTTTGCAGATGAATACACTGGTTCTAAAAGCAAATACGAGTTAAAACCGTACAACTATAAAAAAGATGGATTAGGAAACTGGTATGAAGAAGAGTATAAGTTAGATCCTAAGAAAACATACTTAGTTCTTTTTCTAGCAAAGAACCGTTTCGGAAGTGAAGAAGAGCAGATTATATATGAAGTGAATTACAGTATTAACTCGTTCGAAGAAGTTGCATATGTGAAGGTTCCAAGAATAGGAGGATCATTCTAAGAAGGTGGCGATTAATGTCCGATCTACAAACCATTAGGGAAAGAATTTATAAGGAAGAAAAAATACAAGATGTTTTAGAAGCTCTTGGATGTTGGGGCATCAGCGCCGAACAAGGAGGTAAGTTGTTTGTTGCTGGACTTCCTGACGGTGATAATGAACGAAGTGTTCAAGTCAAAAACACACCCTCTTTAACTTCAAATATCAGAAGCAAGGGAATATCAGGATCAATATTTGATGTCATATCCTACATACTTTATGAAGCTAAATCTGAAGATGATAAAAAAGCATGCCTTTCAAAGAGCAAATTTTGGTTATGCAATAAACTAAATTATTTAGAGTACATAGATGGATTTTATAAATTAACAAAAGAAAAAGAAAAACCACAACCGAATAGATGGCTGCACAAGCTTCAGAAAAATCGTAATAAGGAAGATGGAATAACCGATGAGAACGAAATATTGCCCGAAAGTGTTTTGGATCAGTACGGAAATATTCCGTATTTAGGATGGTATAATGAAGGATTGTCACTTAGGACACAAAAGCTTTTTGGTGTAGGAATTGATGTAAGATCTGAACGCGTAACTTTTCCGGTACATAATAAGAGTGGTCAATTAATTGGTGTTAAAGGGCGATATATTGGAAATGACCCAGTGGTTAATAATAAATATAAGTATCTCTATATACAGCCCTGTAATAAGTCAATTGAATTTTATAATTTACATAGAGCTCTCCCTCACATTAAGAGACTGAAAGAAGCAATAGTGGTCGAAGGTGGCAAAACCACCTGGTATTTAACTCAATGGGGGTTTAAAAACTGTATTTCGATTGAAGGAGACAGTATGTCTGATGAGCAAATAAGGATACTTAAAAATTTAGGAATTGGGATTAAATTTGTATTTGCATATGACAAAGACAAAGATGCCAAATTCATTGTTAATGAGGTATCCAGGCTTACAGGCAGATTACGTTACGGAATTTATGACAAGGACAACCTTTTATCTGATAAAGATTCGCCTACAGATAAAGGATACGATGTTTGGACTTCCTTATACGAAAACAAATTTAAAATAAATAGATAGGATGGATGCTGTTGATTTATAAACTTATAGGGGAGAATGATTATAAAAATCCTATTTATACAATAATAAAGAATAGAGATATTAATGCTGATACGTTCTTTAATTTAAATTCATCAGTTATAAATCATTATTCCCTATTAAATAATATGGATAAGGGCATTAATTGTTTATTGAAACATATTGAATTAAAGAACAATATATTTATCCAAGTTGATTCTGATTGTGATGGGTATCTATCAAGCGCAATCCTAATTAATTACCTAAATCAAGCCTTTCCTGGTACTAAAGTAAAATGGAGGCTTCATGATAAAAAAGATCATGGGGCCTCACTGGAAACAATACCAGAAGATACGCATTTGTTAATTATTCCTGATGCAGGAAGTAACCAATATGCGTTACACCAAGAGTTAAAAGAGCGGGGAATAGATACGTTAGTACTTGATCACCATGAATGTGAAAAAGAATCAAATGCTGCAATCATTATAAATAATCAGCTCTCAAATAAGTATCAGAACAAAAGACTTTCAGGTGTGGGTATTGTTTATAAATTTTGTAAAGCTTTAGATGACAAACTTGGTTTAGACTTGGCTGACAGCTTCTTAGATTTAGTTGCAATTGGGAATATTGGCGATGTAATTGACTTACGGGAACCAGAAACACGTTATTATGTAAAGAAGGGCTTAAAGCAAATTAAAAACCCACTGATAAAAGAAATCGTGGGCAGACAATCATTTTTCTTAGATGGAAATATAAATATACATTTTACGGCATTCTCTATTGTTCCATTCATAAATGCAGCTATACGCTACGCAACAATGGAGGAAAAGACAGATATGATGAAGGCATTACTAGGCAGTCAAGAATCTGTTTATTATCCAAGGAAGAAAATATACGAGCCTATAGTAAAGTCAGTCGCCAGAAGAATTTCAAATACGAAGAATAGGCAGAAAAAATCACTTGAAAAACCAGTTAATGTATTAATTGAGCAGCTTATCAAAGAAAATAAAACGAATGATAAAGTAATAGTTTTAGATGTTTCCGATGAATTAAAATCCTCATTTACAGGGCTTGTAGCTACCCAATTAGCTAAGAAGTTTAAGAGACCCGTAATGTTAGGCAGGAAAACAAAGGAAGGGAAATTTGGAGGGTCTGCAAGAGGATATGAAAAAAGTGGAATTAAAGACTTTAAAAAATTACTTACTGAAACAGGCCTTTTTAACTTTTGCGAAGGGCATGCAAATGCATTTGGTTTTGAAATAGAAGCTGAATACTTTGAAAACTTGAGTACTCAATTAAACAGCATTATTGAAGCAGATGTTTTATTAGAAGATGTTCATGAAGTAGACTTCATTATCCCCGCTACAGACATGGATGCTACTTTAATTAAATCTATACATAAATATAGGGACGACTGGGGATCAACAGTTGAAGAACCCCTAATAGCAATTGAAGGTATACAAATAAATAATACTGATGTAAGAGTATACAAAAACAGAACATCAACGTTTGTTATTAATGTTGGAGAATACAAATTGACTAAACCGTACTATAAAGGCGATTTTGATGAATTGTTTGATAATGGAGACGAAACATTTTATTTAGACGTTGTTGGTAAATGCAAGGTTAATAAATATGAAAATAAATCAGCTCCTGCAGTAGAGATAGTGGATATTGAAGTAACAGATAGCTTCTTATTTTAACGGGATGAGGTGATGCCGTGATTATAAAACCAAAGTTAGAAACGGATATAACAAAACTATACGAAAAACATTGGGTAAATGACTTTGATGAGATAAATACACTGTTTCATAAAGATGAGCCGAAACTCTGTGTTCTTGACTCAGAGACTACAGGTTTACATATCATTAAAGACAAACCGTTTATGTGGGTTTTTGGCTGGATGCTCCCAAAAGAAAAAAGAACAGATGAAATTAAAGGAAGGGTATTTGCTTTTGATTCTAAAGCCGAAATTCTTTTACAAGTAATTGCCCTAACAAAAAAGTGTGTAATGACTGTTGGTCACAATGTGAAATACGATTTGCACATGTTAATAAACGGCGGTATTTCTGAAAAAGTTGTTTACGGGTTGAAAAATATTACAGATACAATGGGCCTTTGTAGGTTTTCCTTTGATGCTGTATCTGCACGAGACGGTGGAGATGTTTTAGGGCTTAAAAAAGTATCAGAAAAGTATATTGATCCAAAGGCAGGCGAGTTTGAGAAAGAGGTAAAGAAAGAACTACGAAAAATAAATGATGCTAAGCGAAATATATTAAAAGATTTATTAAAGCCCTATAAAGGATGGGGACTTGGAAAAATTAAAGAAGCGTATAAAGTAAAAAAGCGAAACGAAATGGACTACTTTACAAAAGAGAAAAAGCAACGGTGGCTGAAGGTGCCTGAAGAAATTGAAAATGTATATTTTAAATGGATGGAAGAAAATCCTTTTGCAGATTACTCTGAAGTAGACCGAGATATAATGATGGAATATGTCCATAGTGATGGTATCTATACATTAGAGTTAGTTGAATTTACTTACCCTACAGTATTAAAAAGAAAACAAAAAGCCGTTCTTGAACAAGAAAATAAACTAATAATTGAGTTATTAAAAATGGAACGTGTCGGTATGAAAGTAGACATGTCTTATCTTCACACCTGCTTTAAAAAATGTGAGGACGAAATTCAAAAATTGTACGAGGAACTGTGGGAGATCGTCGGAGAATATTTTACAGTTTCTCAAGGGGGAGTAATTGCTGACTACTTTGAAAAAAAACTTGGAGAGAGACCAGAAACTACTGACAAATCATTTCTTAAAAAGCACAAAGAGGATCGTGTATCTCAATTAATTACAAGACTTAGACGACTTGAAAAGTGGCAATCAACTTATATTTCAAGGATTATTGAAGTAGCACAATATGATAATCATTTTTATACACAATATGGGCAGTTTAACACCGTGTCTGGAAGGCTGGGATCTGATGCGCAGCAATTTCCCAAAGAAAGAATTCTAACAGAGGAAGGAGAGCATTACGAGAAAGAAAATGGAGAAGGTAAGGCACCGATTGAATATGAAATTTTCTCTCCGAGACGAGCATTTATAGTGGAGGGTGGAAATTACAACAAAATCGCATACTTCGACTTATCACAAATAGAATTAAGAGTACAGGCAAACTATACAGTTTTGTTGAAGAGACCTGATTTAAATCTATGTAGAGCCTACATGCCTTTTAAATGCACTCATTACATAACTGGTAAAGAGTATCGTTTTGATACGAAAGAAGAAAGAGCGAGGTGGTATGAAACAAAAGAAGACGGAACGTCAGTTTGGCTTCTTGAAAACGGAGAAAGCTGGACTCCTACTGATGTGCATAGCGAAACATCCCATAACACATTAATGGCACTGGCGTTTAAATGTGTGGACAAGTATAAGCAATATGATCATGAAAAAGAATCTCCAGTTGATGAAAAATCTTTTAAAAAGTTTTGGAGATACATAGGAAAGATGTTTAACTTCATGCGCAACTACGGTGGGGGTGCTAAAAAAGCATCAGAAGCACTTGAAGTCTCAATGGAAATTGCTAATGCCCTTGTCTCAGGTTGGTCAAATACCTTTCCAGAGGTGTCTTATTATCAGAAACAAGTTGCAGCTAAGGTGCAAAAGAGCGGCTATGCAACAAATATGTATGGGAGAGTTTATTTCCTTTCAAATACTGATAAAGCATACAAAGTAGGGAACTATAATGTCCAAGGATCATGCGCAGACATGTTAAAACGATATGTTATTAGAATTGGAGAATTTTTGAGAGAAAACAATTGTAAAACTCTTCCCTTAGCCAACATTCATGATGAATTGCAGTTTTTAGTGCACAAGGGTGAAGAATGGATTTTCCCTCATATTAAGAGAATTATGGAAGATGTGGAATGGATGCAAGTGCCCGTGGTGGTTGATTTAGAGATCACAGAAACCACGTGGGCTGATAAAAAAGAAGTCCAAATTAAAGCGGCGTAAATTGAAATAGCTAGGAGAGATGAAAATTTTCAAAAAACTTATAGACAAACATAAAAAATATGTATATCATAGAATTAATGAAATGACACTTTTTGCTACAATTGGTTTGTTAGGAGTAGGGCTCGTATATAGCGCTAAAAACTTGTATACACATCAAGACAGTCAAGTCTCAATAAAAGAGTCATTTTATCTAAATAAAAAAGAGGTGACCCAAAAACTAATTCATGAAATTGACGTTCCAAGAATCCTTCCCAGGCTAAAGAGTGAGGAAGAAAAGCAGGCTGAAAGTAGAAAAAAGTATCTTAATGCGACGATTACATATCTAACAGAAGAAAATAAAAAAGCAGCAAAACATACAAAGACAAAAAAAGTGCAAAAAACCAATAAAAAGAGAAGTGAAGATAAATCTGCTTCAAAAAGTACTAATGTAAAGGCAGTGAAGAGTCATGAAGTGATTGCCACTGCTTACACAGCGTTTTGTTCTACAGGGTGCACAGGGAAAACAAAAACCGGCTATGATGTATCAAACACATCCTATTACAATGGAAAAAGAATAATCGCTGTTGATCCAGAAATAATTCCTTTGTATTCATTAGTGCAAGTTTCATATGAAGGGAATAGCTTTCAAGCATATGCAATAGATACAGGAGGAGATATTAAAAACAATCGTATTGATATTCTAATGGACAGTGAGCAAGAAGCAAATGCATTTGGTCGTAAAAATGTAAGAGTGAGCTGGTAAATCGATCCAAATAACTGAAAGGTATAAACATTTCAACAATTCGTTCGATGCAATACATAACATGAAATTTATCCCAAGGAAAACTATTACATAGAGAGAGTGAAGAGAATGTTCATTTTAGATAAAGAGGCTAAGGTCAAATCAACTGGGGAGTGTGGGGTTATTGAAGCCATCTACCCTGAAACAAAGACAGTGGAACTTTGTTATTATGATGGAACTTATGATGAAAGGAGTTTTGATGATGTTGTTATGGCATCAAGTAGTTAAAATTTCAAGACAAAATTAAAAAATAGGGTGAGATAAATGAAGTGTATTCAAATTGAAATGTCATTCACAGACGAATATGGACAGGTGACCAGATTAAATAAGACTTATAGACCGTCGATTATTGAAGAACATAAAGGGGAAATCCCTGGATTGTTGTTAGATGATTTTAAGAGGTTCTTGTCGTCCCTTGGGTTTAATGAAAAACAGGTTTCTAGAATAGTAACAGAAGATTAAGAGGTTTTTTATTGAGGGGAGGTGGTATTAAATTGCCTAAATACTGGAGTTATCCTGTTGGACTAGCTGTAGAAATTAACAATAATGCACGATATGGATGCCCACATCATGTTGGAAGAAAAGGAAAGATTATTGAGCATTTGCATTCAGCTACATATGACTATGCAGTTAGCGATGAAACAGGTGACATTACTTACTTTAAAGAACATGAATTAACACCACTAAAGGGAGGTTTAACTTATGTTTAAAAAAGGTCAAAAGGTAATTGTTGATTTTACAGGTGAGACTGGAGCTGTTGCGAAAGTTGATTATCGATACAATCAGGTGGAAGTGAAGTATTCTGATGGTACGTACCAGGTTGTTGGATTTCATAAAATAAGAAAGGTGGAGGATTAATGGCATTAATTATCTTGGAGGGGCCTGATTGCTGCTTTAAATCAACAGTTGCAGCAAAGCTAAGCAAAGCTAAGAAGTATCCAATTATCAAAGGTTCAAGCTTTGAGTTGGCCACAAGCGGGAATGAGAAATTATTTGAGCACTTCAACAAATTGGCTGACGAAGACAATGTGATTATTGACAGGTTTGTTTATTCTAACTTGGTATATGCAAAGAAATTCAAAGATTACTCGATCCTTACAGAGCAACAGCTTAGATTTATTGAGGATAAAATTAAAATAAAAGCGAAGATTGTGTACTTACATGCTGATCCAAGCATTATTAAGGAACGGTTAAACGTACGGGGAGATGAGTATATAGAAGGAAAAGACATTGATTCAATTTTGGAGTTATACAGAGAAGTTATGAGCAGTGCTGGATTACATACATATTCATGGGATACTGGACAATGGGGCAGCGATGAGATTGTAGAGGATTTGCTTCAATTATTTGAGTGAACAAAAAGGAAGGAGTGAACTAACACTCCTCAGTAAACTAACGTGCTTCTACTGTAATTTTATAAATAACATAATTGTCGTTAATGTCATATGCGTAAACTACTGCTGTGCCTAGTGATGAATAAGAAGATACAACACCACTTGAACTAATGCTAATTAGGTTGCTGCCAGATACTATTTCCCAACGTGTATAACCTTTTAACAGGGAGACATTAGAATTTCTTAGCATATGGTAGTCAACTGTAGCTATAGGATCTCCTTGTTGTACCACTTGGTTAACTGATTTGATAGGCGTTAGAGCTGAAGCTTGTGATGTGAAAGCAGGGAGAGCCAGTGTGGCTAGAGATAAAGCAGAAACAATCAATCCTTTGTAAAACTTTTTCATAAGAATTACCCCCTAGGTTTTGATTGTGATTACAACTCTAGTCTAGCATGTTAAATATTTGAAATGTGTGAAGTGTTTGTGAAACTGAGATAAATAACCTTGGATTAAATCTTATGGATAACAATTACGTATCCATTTTCTAACAGTTCATTCAAGTTTTCTCTTACTTTATTAGGGTACGGATGTACTTCTAGTAGATCAGAGTACTCGATGTAAGAGTTAGATTCACAAAAGTCTGCCAAGAATAGCAAAAGACTTAAAGCGCTTGTACTTAGGTTTGTTTTGAGCTTATCAACATCATGACAAAAGGTCGCTTCATCATTATATTCCTTATTAAAAATGGAAGATGGTTTAAGTTTCATTGTCTCACCCTACCTTAATTTAATGATACTTAATACTAAGAAGCGGGACAAGAACATTGGGATCTATATAAAAGATCAATTTTATCGAAATGAGGTTGTGAAATGGAAGTTAAATGGTTAGTTATTTTTAATGATTGTAAAACCGGCAGTTCTTTGAGTGAGCTTACATATAGTAAGGATGGGGAAGGAAACCACCTAAGATTAGAGTCAATGGTGCCTCGTACAGGTGACTATATTGTAGGAGGAGATCTGTCATCAGATATAAATGATAAGAGGTGCTTTATTGTGAAAAATGTCTTCTGGAATCTAGATAGGAGAGATATAGAGGTTTATCTTTATGAGGTTGACAGGACTGTTTTCCCTTTATATAAATCGCTATAAAATTTGTCTTTTAAACAAATGTAAAATAAGAGGAGTGGATTGATTGGAAAGTTACCCTGAGTCCTTAAAAAGAGAGACAGAGGAGATTAAAGAGCGTGTTAGGAATGGAAATATCAAAGAAGACAGGATTAAAGAAATTGCAGAAACGACAGTTGAGTTTTTGAAATCAGAGGAGAAAAGACATAAATACTTTTCTGAAGTTGCTGCAGCTATGGCTGATAACTTAAGTGAGTTTTTCAAGTCGTATTTAAAAGGAGAGTGAATATGCTAACTGATCAAGAAAAAATTGACTTGGTAAACGCTCTTGATTTTATAGTTATTGAACCACATACACAAAGCATTTACGTACATAACAATGAAAAGACCAATGGAGTATTAGCTAAGGTTTTGTACACTATTTCAGTAGATGAGTATATTGAGAGCTTTAAGAAAGGGAGTCTAATTGATATCTTTCCAGCAGCAATGCAAGAAGCCGGTGCGGAAGGATTTAAAGATGGGCAGTTTGTGATTATGCCAAAGAAATTTTATGTTGATCAATGTTATGCGATGAGTAAGGAAATCGAGCGGTTAACTAACCAAATCGATCTACACAATATTAAACCAAATACATATCGAGGCTTGATTCATTAAATTGTTTCAAGAAAAAACGAAAGGATAAAGGGATGTTTATTGAAAAAGTATTATGTAAGGTGTAAAGACAGCAAAGGTGAAAATGCGTCTCTGGTTATTGAGGCGCCATCACCTGAGCAAGCAAAAGAACAAGCATATGAAGTACATAAGGTAAGGGATATTTATAATGTAAGCCTGGGAGAAGGAACATCAAGGAATTATCTAGAGCGAAAATATTCTCCATACATAAAAAATGACAATGGAAAAGCAATAACCATTTTTTCATAGGGAGAGGGTATCATTAAGGATAATGTTAGAGATCTTGTAATTGATGATATAGATGCTGCTGAAGGAGTATTGGATAAGCTCTATATTTACTTAGAAAACACTTTGAAGCCTGAAGAAAAGCGTGTTTGGGAGCGGTGTGATAAAGATATAATGTCTGTTTTTGCAAAGCTGAAAAATATTAAAGAAATTATTTAAAAACCGATAGACAAATACAAATAATATGTATATAATAAATTTACATTAGGACAAAGGAGAGTGTTAATGAATCATATATGTGACATCTGTAAAGAGTACATAAGTGGAAAAACAATTTGTCTTAGGATCAGCGATGAAAAAACTTATGAAGACTTCAATTGTTGTGAAGGCTGTGCAAAGGGTTATTCCGAGAGAGTGAAAAATGAATGCAGTATTTTAAGTGTTAAGAAGACATTAGAACGTTTAGGATTAAATAACAAATGCAAAATAAGAGGATGAAATATTCCTTTTATCGAGAATGGAGAGATGTTGTATGAGTAAGTACGCAGTAGAGATTTGGGCTGGAAAAGAGTATGTGGGAAAAATGCTAGACAGTGATGGAAAAGTTGCTGAATTTTCATTTAGAGATGTAGCTGGCGTAGCTGCTTTAAATTTAAAAAAAGACAGTTCACTAAGAACTTGGTGTGAAGTGGTGGAATTGAAATAGTGAAAGGAAATAGAAATTAATTTCCCGGGCAAGCGCAGTATGCGACAAATCAAAACAAATAACGAGGAGTGACATGGTGCAATTTGCAATTAATATTCTTGATTTCATCGGTCTTTTGTTGATTGGACTTGTATCATTAGATACATATGGATCGAAAAGGAGAATAAAACCTCAAATCGCTTTAGGGTTATTAGTTCTAGCTGGAATGTTATTCTTAACCGGTTTGGTTTTATTAATTATCAGTAATGTCTAAATAAAATTCAATTTTTATCGTGAAAGGAGCAACTGAAATGCAGGATAAATTAACGTCAGCAGTTCACTTTATTGAAGTCAATCGGGATGAAATGGGTGACAAGAAATCACTAAATATGCTTCTAAAAGCATTAAAGAAAATCATCAATGAGGGAAGATAATGAAGTTTCATATTCTTGAAGATAAACAAATGAGGGATATTGGTTTTACGGATCACGTGAAATCAAAGTGGTACTTCATAAAATCAATTCAACCTAACATCACATTTAATTTAACAATACATAAAAAGAGTCTCAAGGGTGAAATTGACGTATTAGATGAAAGATACTTACAGCCATATGATTATCAATACTATATGAAAGCTTGCACAAGAGAGGAACTTGAATTCCCATACGTTATTAATGATAAAGTGCAAGAAATTATGGCCAATTTTATTGAACAAGGAATCATAACAGAATATGAAATGGGGAGCTACATTTAAGGAGGTGAATAAGTGGGGAGACATCAAGCTAAGTTTGAAGGCAAGATAATCAATAAATCATATGGATTGGACGCACTCGGTCGTTTTTCTGAATATGAGAAAATCGAACTCAACTGTTTCTTCGAAGGAATAATTGACTTAGATCCAATTGAAGTTGGGGGCAAAGTATACATCCCAGGGTTTAACGAATACGTAGTCGTAACAGATAGGCAGCGCAACACAAAAAATGAATGGACATATCAGACCGATAAGATCATTAAGACAATTGAAGACAAAGAAAGTCTTGAAAGAGCAATTAAAGAGCAAACGGAACTTGAAGAGGAATGGCAGCAACATGTCAGACAAGAGAATCATCGAGTTGAAGAACAAAATGAAGTGAGTAAAACTTCCTGGTGGAAAAGGCTAACTAAAAAAGACCAAAGGAGAGATATTTATTGAATAAGGATACAAAAGATATTCGGAACGGTTTCTTTATCGGATCAGGTTCTCTGATTGTAGTTGGGTTACTCATTTTTGTTGAAGCATTGACTATGTCACTAGTTGTTTATTACGGATTGAATCATGTGTTAAACCCATTGCTTATTGATACATACAGTATTCAAAATGTTCATTTCACTTTACCTCATTCATTTGTTATTGGTGTTTTACTCAACGTATTTGTCAAAGGTGTAAAACAGTCAGATCAAGACAAAAACGAAAACATCTTCAAGAAAGCAGGCAAGTCTTTACTGTATTCAGCTTTTGCGTTGATCGTTCTGTATGTGAGCACATTGTTTATCTAACGAGGAGAAATTCGCATGAACTTAAATACATGGAGGGTGATGTTATGGAATTAACAAAAAAGATTACAACAGCTATAGGTACATATGAAATTAAATTATCCGTTGAAGAAGGAACGGGGCTAGGGTGGGACATTCTAGAATGGAAGGTTAAGGATCTTACTACGGAAAGTTTACTGGCTGTGGGTAATGGAGTCCCTGGATTAAGCACAGGTTTAAGAAAATGGAGTCTAATTGAACAAGTTAAAAAAATCATTGAAAGAGTAGAAGCGGATGAATTGCGAAGGAAGAATAAGAACAAAGACATTGAAGAATTCAATGACTGGAACGGAGTTCTGAACGCATAACTGGATAAAGATTGAGGAGAATTGCAATGAGAGAAATAAAGTTCCGTTCTTGGATTAAGGGCAAAAAAGAGATGATTTATGAATTTACTTTAAAGCAGCCAACGACCAGTCATTGTACGAAAAACATCCTCATGCAGTACACGGGGCTTAAGGATAAGAAAGGGCAGGAAATTTATGAAGAGGATTTATTTCAAACACCTTATATGAAAAGCAAAGGCTGCGCATACAGATGTGTTTTCTCAGCAGAGTTCGGTGGATACTTGTTTGATCCTTTTGTAATTGGAGATAAAGATGCTCCTCTAATAGGTGTTGAGGAGTTTTCTCAGCAGTGGGAAGATGTCCAACATGGTGAAGTTATCGGAAATATTTATGAAGATCCAGAGATTTTAAGGAATTGAATAAAAGTTTTATTCTATTGAAACATTAATAGTGGATATTGGATCAAGTTCAAGCATCGTCGAAAAAATACAAACAAAAAATGTTCATATAGGGATTAACTATAACTAGAATTTCTAAAAATCAAAGTTGAAATAGGTGATTTGATGGGGAAAGAGCTATTAGGAAGCATACAACTTAACAAAGCGTACCAATTGGATTGTTTAGAGGGGATGAAATTAATTCCAGATAAAAGTGTTGATATGATTCTCTGTGATTTGCCATACGGAACAACTCAAAATAAATGGGATTCCATAATACCTTTAGATAAATTATGGGAACAATATGAACGGATAATTAAGGATAATGGCGCTATTGTTCTTACTGCCCAAACACCTTTCGATAAAGTATTAGGAGGTAGTAATTTAAAACTTCTAAAATACGAGTGGATATGGGAGAAAAACAGAGGAACAGGACACTTAAACGCAAAAAAGATGCCTATGAAAAACCACGAAAACATTTTAGTATTTTACAAAAAACTCCCGACATACAATCCTCAAATGAGAGAAGGTGAACCATATCAGAGGTTAAATTGTTCCAAAAACGCACTTAACAAAGGCAATTACGGTAAAACAAAAGATTCACACAGCACAGTAAGTGATGGGAAGAGATACCCTCTTTCAGTGCTTGACTTTGCTGTTGTCGAAAGAACAATACATCCAACACAAAAGCCAGTTGAATTATTTGAGTATTTGATTAAAACATATACAAACGAGGGCGAGATTGTACTTGATAATTGCCTTGGAAGTGGGACAACAGCGATTGCTTGTGAGTTAAATAATCGCAAGTGGATAGGGTTCGAGACAGAACAACAATATATAGAATTAATCAATAAACGTCTTGATTCTATTCAATTAAATTATAATTTAGAAAATTTAAATGGGTTAACATAATCCAGCAAAGAAGAATGCATGTTGAACACCTAAGACTGAGGAAGGGCACCGCCAAATTATAAATTTAAGTAAAAGGATGATTTTAAAGAGAAATCAGAAAAGGAGAATAGGATGGAATACCACTTTTGATTTTATCGGTTGTCGGTTTAAACATTATAAAGGCGGTCTATATAAGGTTATTGGAGAGGTCATTCATACTGAAACAGAAGAGAAGCTTGTTACATATGAAGACATGGATGGCATTCTGTGGGCAAGGCCTAAAGACATGTTCTTTGGAAAAGTGATTATTGATGGCAAAGAGATTAAGAGATTCACAAAAGTAAAATAAAAGGGAGCATTGTGCTATGGGAATTAAAGCAGCAGTTTTTGAAATAAAAGCAACTTGCTACGCTCATGAAGGATTTAATGACGAAAGTCCATCTGTTCAAGGGGCTGCGTTAGAACAACTAGGCAAGGACATGGTAGATCATTTGCTCGAAAACGGAGTTGATGATGTGAAAATTAAAGGCGATTACGTAGAGGAATTGGAAGTTGAGAAGCCCGTTATGAAGTATTTTGAAGTGTTTGACCCCTATTATGCGTTAATTAAGGCTTATACAAAAGAAAAGGCAATGGAACTGTATACAGATACTGTTACAGATGATGATGGTGGAGAGTTAAGTGATGAAATGACAGAAGTTGGACAAGTTTATGCGGCAATACAGCATGGAAGGGCACCAGGAGAAGATAAAGAGCTCATGCCATTTAAACAGGTTCTTGAGGAGATTTCTAATGACGAAGAGATGGTATTGCTTATTGATGGAAGTTTACTTTAAAGAATAAAAATAAATTAATAGGATGATGACAATGAATGCGAAATTCGGATTATATGTTAAGGGAGAGCACGTTAAAACTTATGATGATGCTATCCAAGCTCACAAAGATGCTATTTTTGCTCAAGAAGAAATTGGAGTTCCGCATGAGGTGATTCAAATGAATTTTCATATGGTTGAGGCAATTGAATTCCTCAATAAATATGATAACAGTTCAAAAAGCGCACAAGATGCTCAGGTTAAGAAATTTAAGGGCACTATTCCAACAAAACTAGATAAAATCACAGCTTTATTCAAATTAAAAACAAAAAATAAGGAGATGTAAAATGGGGGCAGCTAGACGTATTGATCCAACTCAACAATATGTAAAAAAGAAGAACATTATTAGCTTTACAATAGCCGATGAGAACACTCATATTCATTTAGCTGATGGGCAATCTTTTCCTGTATTAAAAGGAGAGATTATTGCAACTGACCAACAGGGAAATCAATTTGTTGAATTAGAAAAGAATCTAGATGATTACGTTCCAGTTAAGAAGAGTTCCTTATATGAAAGTATGGCACAGGGCTACATGGAAATGGGCGACATTAATCGTGAGATATCAGAAGTATTTAATCATGTTGAAAATGAAGCTGAATGTGCAACTACAAGATTAATTACAGGAGCCTATAACGATTAGTGATCATTACATATGAGAGTAAAACTGGCAATGTAAGAAGGTTTGTAAAAGCGTTGCAACAAGAGTTAGACATTGAGGCAATTGAAATAACTGATGATACGATCATCACTCAAGAGTTCATACATATTACATATACGATAGGCTTTGGGGAAGTACCTGAAAGGACTTTGAGTTTTATCAATAAGAATAAAAATAAAATAAGGGGAGTTGCTGTTAGTGGTAACAAGGTTTGGGGTGATAACTATGGTTTAGCTGGAGACAAGCTTTCAGCTAAGTTCCACACACCATTGTTATTAAAATTTGAACTTAGTGGAACGAAACATGACTTACAGAAGATCATTCAGGAGGTACAACTTATTGACAAACACAATACCAAAGTGGATCAAGCTCAATAATGAGATCATGATTCAGAAAGATGGGAAGTATCAATTCCAAAAGGATAAGGAGGCCGTACATAGTTACTTTGTTGACTACATTAATCAAAACACAGTCTTTTTCCATGATCTGAAAGAGAAGCTGGATTATCTGATTAAAAATGATTATTACGAAGAGGAATTTTTAGATCAATACACATTTGAACAGATTAAATCAATTTATAAGATTGCTTACAGTTACAAATTTAGATTCCCATCTTTTATGAGCGCGTTTAAGTTCTACAATGACTACGCATTGAAGACAAACGATAAAACAAAGATCCTGGAAAGGTATGAGGATCGTGTCTCAATTGTGGCTTTATATTGCGCTAATGGCAATTACGAGAAAGCTGTTGAGGAAGTACATACTATGATGAAACAAGAGTATCAGCCGGCAACACCTACTTTCCTTAATGCTGGACGTAAGCGAAGAGGTGAAATGGTGAGCTGCTTCTTACTTGAAATAGGCGACAGTTTGAATGATATTTCACGTGCTATTGATATCTCCATGCAACTTTCTAAGCTAGGTGGAGGAGTAGCATTAAATCTAAACAAACTAAGAGCCAAAGGTGAAGCGATTAAAGACGTAGAGAATGCGACTAAAGGTGTCGTAGGTGTTATGAAACTTCTAGATAATGCCTTCAGATATGCCGACCAAATGGGTTGATTTGGCCCCTTTCATCAGCAATGGTGATCGAAAACTTCTTTAATTCATGGGAACTCCTACAGGGACAATCATGAGCGAAGCAAGACTAAGTCTTGAACGTGCAACGACTAGCCGAAAGGCGTAGGCTGCAAGCTATTGGCAGTCGAAACAGGAGGCACCCTTAGAGGGTGAAGATATAGTCTAACCTTCATGGTAACATGAAGCAGCCATATGGCGGGGCGTGCTTAGCGAACACGTTTGAATGGTCTGCAAAGACAAGGATCAGGAGCAGTTTATCTAAGTGTATTCCATCCAGACATTATTGATTTCCTAGATACCAAAAAAATAAGTGCTGATGAAGATGTCCGAGTTAAAACATTATCTATTGGTGTAGTTGTTCCAGATAAATTTATTGAACTTGCAAGGGAAGACAAGGATTATTACATGTTCTATCCGCATTCAGTATACAAGGAATATGGACAGTATCTTGATGAGATGAGCATCAATGAAATGTATGATGAGCTTGTCGAAAACCCTAGGGTTAGAAAAGCTAAAGGGAATACTCGGAAGCTGTTAGAGCAATTGGCCATTCTAAGAAGCGAATCTGGCTATCCGTATATTATGTTCGCTGACAATGTAAATAAAGTGCATCCAAATGAACATATTTCAAAAGTGAAGTTTTCAAATTTGTGCGTTACTGGAGAAACACTTCTTTTAACTGAGAATGGATATGAAAAAGCAGCCGATCTTTATAAAAAGCAGAATGATCTTAAAGTGGTCATTGATAATAGAACAAAAGATTTTGCAGTTGGTAGCAAAGGTACCACAATTGTAGATGCAATTCCAATGCAACTGACTAAAAAAGATGCGGAAATATTTAAAGTCAAAACGAAGCAAGGATATGAAATTAGGGCAACTGAGTGGCACAAATTCTATGTGAAAAGAGATGGTGAAATTCAAAAGCTCCAATTGAATCAACTGAAAACAGGCGATAAATTATTAGTCCAATCAGCTGAAGGAGCATACGGGAAAATTCATGAACCCGATCTTGCATACATTATGGGCATTATAGCTGGTGATGGAACCATTACTGAAAAAACTGCCAAGATTTATTTATACGATAATAAAAAAGTTCTTGAGCAGAAAGTTACTGATGCAGTTCACCGTATTATTCAAAAACACAGGGTTGATCGTGCTTATAAGCACAATACATCACTTCTCCCAACATTTAATATGGCCAACCCAGAAAAACAAGATTTGCTCTACATGAATAGTACTGTCTTATTTGACATCTTGAAGAAATTCGGTATGAACAAAGAAACAAAAACAAGAGTCCCAGAATTCATTTTTCAAGCTAATAAGGAAACGCAAGCAGCTTATTTATCGGGTTTATTCCAGACTGATGGGTGTGTAAATGCAAATCATAAAGCCAAAGCATTAACTATTGAGTTAACATCCATCCACTATGAGAGCCTTCAGGACGTTCAGAAGCTGTTACTGAACATGGGTGTTTATACAACGATTTATTCTAACAATAAGCGCTCACAAGAACTCCTTCCTGATGGAAAAGGTGGTTCTAAGCTTTACAATGTAAAACCAACACACAAAATCAGTATTCAAGATAGAAACTCAAGAGAGTTGTTTATGAGTATTGTTGAAATGAAAGAATACGATGTTTATAAATTCAATTTGTTAACTGAGACATTGCAACCTAAGTCAAGAAAGCCAAAGCATGATTTTACAGCTGAAATTATTAGTATTGAAGAAGATGGTGTTGAGGATGTTTATGATACAACACAAGAAGACTATCACTCTCTGATTTTCAATGGAATTGTTACTGGTAACTGTTCAGAGGTACTTCAATCATCACAAGTATCAGTGTATACGGATTACGATAAAGAGGATGAAATTGGTTTAGATATCTCCTGCAATCTTGGCTCAATGAACATTGTAAATGTAATGAGTAATCAATCAATTGCTTCAACAGTAAGAATAGCAATTGACTCATTGACAACTGTCACAAGGAAAACAAACATTGTAAATGCTCCAGCAGTTGCGAGAGCAAATACACTAATGAGATCAATTGGTCTTGGGCAGATGAACCTCCATGGATTTCTAGCTCAAAATAATATTGCTTATGAAAGTGAAGAAGCTAAGGATTTTGCAAATACATACTTTATGATGGTTAACTTCTACTCACTGCAGCGTTCTATGGAAATTGCACGAGAAACAGGGGAGACATACTACAAGTTTGATGGTTCAACTTATAAATCAGGTGAGTATTTCGAAAAGTACGTAACAAATGATTATAGCCCTCAGTTTGAAAAGGTTAAAAAGCTATTTGGAGATCAACATATTCCTAACATTGAAGATTGGACGAAACTTAAAGAAGATGTAATGAAATATGGCTTATACCATTCGTATAGGCAGGCTATTGCACCTACGGGAAGCATCTCATATGTTCAATCATCTACGGCGGGTGTAATGCCCATTATGGAAAGAATTGAGGAACGTACATACGGAAACAGTAAGACATATTATCCAATGCCAGGTTTATCAGCTCAGAATTGGTTCTTCTACAAAGAAGCATATGACATGGATATGTTTAAAGTTGTTGATCTTATTGCCACTATTCAGCAGCACGTCGACCAAGGGATTTCATTTACGTTGTTCTTAAAGGATACGATGACGACGAGAGACCTAAATAGAATAGACCTCTACGCTCATCATCGAGGAATTAAGACCTTGTACTATGCGAGAACTAAGGATACTGGTCAGGATTCATGTCTATCTTGTGTTGTCTGATTAACTCTATAAAAATAGTATTCATATAATAGTTCAGAAATTAAAAGAAGGATATTCATTAAAATAGCATTTGTTAAATTTCCTTCAAAACACAGTGATAGCCCTAGATTAACAAGGAACATAAAGATAATTTTTTGAACGTTATTATTCATAAGTAAAACCATCCTCTTATAATTTTAGGGGCTTTGTTACCCCGTATATAAGGGCTTCAAAGAGGGTGGTTTTACAGTGTCAAATCTAAAATTTTTTAAGATAGGAGAATATTTTTGACAAAAATTTATGACGCAGCAAACTGGTCAAAGCATGAAGACGATTTTACCCAAATGTTCTATAACCAAAACGTGAAACAGTTCTGGCTTCCGGAAGAGATTGCTTTAAACGGCGATCTCCTCACATGGAAGTACCTCGGAAAAAATGAGCAGGACACTTATATGAAGGTACTGGCCGGACTTACGCTTCTTGACACAGAGCAGGGGAATACGGGGATGCCGATCGTGGCTGAACACGTAGATGGCCACCAGCGGAAAGCGGTGCTGAACTTTATGGCGATGATGGAGAACGCTGTCCATGCAAAGTCGTACAGCAACATCTTTCTAACTTTGGCTCCAACCGAGAAGATCAATGAAGTCTTCGAATGGGTGAAAAACAATAGGTTTCTTCAAAAGAAGGCTAGAACAATTGTTTCAATTTATAAAGCAGTTGAGAAGAACGATGAAATTTCCTTATTCAGAGCAATGGTTGCATCTGTGTTTCTAGAGAGCTTCCTTTTCTACTCAGGATTTTATTACCCACTTTATTTTTATGGACAAGGGAAACTCATGCAAAGTGGAGAGATCATTAACTTGATTATTTAATAGTCCCTTTTGTCGGCAACGGCAAATGTGAACCTCTCTAATTGCTGGAAAATCCTTATTAGGACAATCAGCAGCGAAGCTATGCGAACCCAAAGGAGGTGAAAATGATAAGGAAAGAAGTCGAAGAAGCACCTTGGTGGATAACGGAAACGGGAGTTATCGTATCAAAAAAATTAATGAAACCAAGAAAGACATTTATTACTCCACATGGCTATGAAATGATAGGATACACGCATCCGAAAAAAGGAACACAGAACTATTTAGTACATAGGTTAGTCGCAAAATATTTTATTCATGATATACCAAAAGGAATGTTTGTAAACCACATAGATGGAAATAAACTAAACAACCACGTTCGGAACTTAGAAATAGTTACACCTAAAGAAAATACTCTACATGCAATGAAAATTGGATTAATGTCAGGACAACCTGGAGAAAGTAATTCAATGTCAAAGCTCACTAATATGGAGGCAACAAATTTAATCTATGATTTGATTGCTGGAATGAACAATGTTGAAGCTGGTGAAAAATACAGCCTTCATCCTCGTTACGTTAGTCTAATTCGACATAAAAGAAGATGGAAGACTTTATGGGATCGCATAGAACGTTCAACGACTATCGCATAGGCGGCGAAATTCCGCAAAACGAGTAGGGCGCAAGCTATTGGCGTGGGTGAGAACCCCTTAAATCGAAACGGGAGGCATCCTACTGGGATGATGATATAGTCTGCTCCTTACGGTAACGTAAGGCGGTTGCGGTAAGGCAACGAACCGATAGTAGCGAACTCGGTTGAACTAAGGGTATTAGAGACGAAGCGATACATGGAACATACATCGGATTGTTAGCTCAGGAGATTTATAAGAAGCAAACACCACAGAAGCAAAAGGAATTATACGAATGGGCTTTAAACTTACTGCAGGAGCTTTACGAAAATGAATTGGAGTATACAGAAGATGTCTATGATCAAGTTGGCTTAGCTCCTGATGTTAAGAAATTCATCAGATACAATGCTAATAAAGCTTTAAACAACCTGGGATTCGATCATCTGTTTGAGGAAGAAGACGTTAACCCAATTGTTATTAATGGATTGAGCACTAAGACCAAATCTCATGACTTCTTTTCAACTAAAGGAAATGGGTACAAAAAAGCAACGGTTGAACCATTAAGGGATTCAGATTTCATTTTTACCGAGAGAGGATGTATTCGATGAGATTAATTAAATTAGAGCAGCCTAATTGTAATCCATGTAAAATGGTGTCCAATTACTTAGAACAAGCAGATATTCAATTTGAGACAGTTGACGTTACACAGGAACCAGAAGTAGCGTCTAGATTTGGCGTTATGGGAGTACCGGTAACCATTTTGCTGAATGATCAAGGAGAAGAAGTAAACCGAAGTGTTGGTTTTAAGCCTAATGAACTTGATGAGTTACTACAGGAATTACGATAAAAGGGTAATTTTAAACAAACTTAAATTAAAAGGAGCTATATTACATAACAATGCAAATTAAAATCAAATACTTAGATGAAACACAAACAAGAATCAGCAAAATTGAGCAGGGAGACTGGATTGATCTTCGGGCAGCTGAAGATGTAACAATCAAAAAAGATGAATTTAAGCTTGTCCCATTAGGTGTTGCAATGGAATTGCCTGAAGGTTACGAAGCACATGTCGTCCCTCGTTCGAGTACGTATAAGAACTTTGGTGTGATTCAAACAAATTCAATGGGTGTTATCGATGAGTCGTACAAGGGAGACAACGATTTTTGGTTCTTTCCTGCTTATGCATTGCGTGATACTGAAATTAAGAAAGATGATCGTATCTGTCAGTTTAGAATCATGAAGAAGATGCCTGCTGTTGAATTGATTGAGGTAGATCATCTAGGCAACGATGATCGAGGTGGGCACGGTTCAACTGGAACAAAGTAATTTACCATGTAGACAGTCTCTTTTTGGACTGAAACTTTTATAAAGCATTAACGTAGTACTTTATAAAGGGAATAAGGAGGTTTCTTCATGGGGTTGAATTTCTTTAATGCAGAGTTAAAGTGCTCAAACTGCGGTAAAGTACTAAATTCAGGTGATGAAATAGTGGTACATATTACCCTGCCAAGTCAAAAGAAAATGCCTGTTGGTATCTTAGACAAAGTATTAAGTAAACACTCTGATAAGGTTTATTGTAAGAAGTGTAGTGAGTAAGTTTTTAATGTTATGAGGATGCTCCTAGAGGTTTCCTCATAACAAATATCAATTTAAATTAGAAAATAAAGAATACTTTTATCTAAAATCAATAAGGAGGAAAGAGAACATCAACAACAAAGAAAGAGCTTTACAAGCAAAATATGATGATATGCTTTATAGGAACGGTCTTTGCTTTGGATTTCTTCAGTTGCAAGGACTTGAAGATGAATTCATTGAACATATGAGACAAGTTGCTGAGTACGAGAAAGACCTGAGATACAAAAGTGCAGCAACTAATTTCTTAAAGATGATCGACCATAATTAAAATAGGCGGGTGATTAATTGTTAAAGGATAAAAATAAAATATTAAAGAGTATTGAAAAGATCAACAAACTTGAAGAAGGGTTGTCACTATTTGAAGAAGGTGAAGAAGAATATTTAAGTGTATTAGTGAAAATTCAGGGGCTATATGATGAAATCTCAGATACTGCTTTAGAGTGTTTTAAAGAGATGACTACAAAAATCAGGAAAACTGGTCAGAAACGGATTGTAAAAGGGATTGATCAGTTACCACATGCAATTAAAGAAAGTATTGCTGATCAAGTGAATGGTCTTAAAGGGGAGCTATTTGAATAAAAGCAAATATGAATGGTGTTGAATTTGAGGGTGAGTAATAGCTAATCAAACACAAATATAAAATAAGGAGATGTTTATTATAACATATGTAACTTTATTTCTAGCAGCTTATCTAATTGCATTAAACATTAATGAGGTCAGATTGATTGTTCGAGGAGAAGGTGATACATATAGAAAGGTAAAGAGTGCGATTGATAATTCAACATTAGAAAATGTGAAACGAAATAAGAATTTGATTTACCTGTTTACTTTGCTCAAAGGAATATCTTTCATTGTCCCTCTGGCTTATATTGGATTAGTTATGCACGATAACATCCTAATGCTTGCATGGACAGCAGTTTCACTTATATATGTTGTACTTAGCATGTTTAAAGTTTTAGATGTATTAGACGGTGAAAAAACTAAGCAAAATACATATATTTACTGGCTGTTTGTTTGTGGGAATTTCCTTTTTGTTGTATTTTATTTGGCAGGTGTATTCTTATAAAATATTTAATTAATGCTTTGTTTTTTCATATATAATTCAAAAAAGGACTGAGAAACATGACTCAATTCGATAAACAATACAATTCAATTATAAAGGATATTATCAATAATGGAATCTCAGACGAAGAGTTTGATGTAAGAACCAAGTGGGACTCAGATGGAACACCGGCACATACTCTAAGTGTAATGAGTAAGCAAATGAGATTCGACAACTCAGAGGTTCCGATTTTAACGACAAAAAAGGTTGCCTGGAAAACAGCCATTAAAGAGTTGCTCTGGATTTGGCAGCTGAAATCTAATGATGTTAATGATTTAAACAAGATGGGCGTACATATTTGGGATCAGTGGAAACAAGAAGACGGCACCATCGGACATGCCTATGGATTTCAGCTGGGGAAGAAAAACAGAAGTCTAAATGGAGAAAAAGTGGATCAGGTAGACTATCTTCTTCATCAATTGAAGAACAACCCGTCTTCACGCAGACACATTACAATGCTGTGGAATCCTGATGATTTAGACGCAATGGCCTTAACGCCATGTGTATACGAAACTCAATGGTATGTTAAGCAAGGTAAGCTCCACCTCGAGGTAAGAGCACGGAGCAATGATATGGCGTTGGGGAATCCATTCAATGTATTCCAGTACAATGTGTTGCAGCGCATGATTGCTCAAGTGACTGGTTATGAGCTTGGTGAATATATCTTTAACATTGGGGATTGCCATGTGTACACACGTCATATAGACAATTTGAAAATTCAAATGGAAAGAGAACAGTTTGAAGCACCTGAACTATGGATCAATCCTGAAGTGAAAGATTTTTATCATTTTACAATCGATGATTTCAAATTAATCAACTATAAACATGGGGACAAGCTATTATTTGAGGTAGCGGTTTAATGCTATCTCTTATTGCTTGCTGTGATAAAACTCTGGCCATTGGACATCAAAACAAATTACTGTATCATTTGCCTGCTGACATGAAACATTTCAAAGAAAAAACTGAGGGGAAAATATGTATTCAAGGAAGATCAACATACGAATCAATTATCGGTATGACAGGTAAGCCTCTACAGAATAGAAGGAATATTATACTTACTAGGGATCAGAACTTTAAGCCAGATTATTCATCCTTTGTGTATCATTCAATTGAGGAGGTCTTAAAGCTCATTCAAGGTCAAGTTAACACTGATGAGGAAGTGATGGTGATAGGGGGAAGTATGATTTACAAAGCATTCTTGCCCTACGCTGATAAAGTGTATTTGACAATTGTTGATTCAGAGTCAAATGAAGCAGATTCATATTTCCCAATGTTAGATGATCATTGGAAAGTGACTAATAAACAACATAATGAAGCCGATGAAAAGAACAAATACAATTATTCCTTCCTAACTTTTGAAAATAAATATAGACAAAAATAAAAAATATGTATATTATAATATAATAACAAGAGGTTGATGAAATAACAGTTTTTTATTTAAAATACAAAAACAAAAAATATGCATTTTGATAAAACTAATATTTTATTCAAACTTTAAGGAGGTGATTCATTGGAAGTAGGAGACAAAATACATAACGCAAATGAAAAGATAGCAGCCTTGAAGAAAAAGAAATACAAATTTGAAACAATGCAACTTGAAACACAGAGTGAATTGTTAAGACTTGAAACACAGCAAAACAAAGAGAAACTAGAAATTCTATTCGAACTTGGTGAAATCCTAAACCAGATAGTAAATGAAGAATGGGTAAGCTCAACTATTGCGACTAAAATTATTAACAGGAATAGAAAAGCATATCGGGATCTATTTTTGTTTAGGGAAAATAAAGCATACATAAATAAGGAAAAATTCAAAGAGTTAAATGATCAATTTATTCATCTGACGCAAAAATTAAATGATATCTAAGGAGTTGGCGAATTGGAAAATAAATTGCTGATTAATAATGCGAATACGGTATTTGAAAAGAAGGACGATAAATATTTCGGTTATAAATCTCGTTTTGGAGATATCGTTATTGGCGGAGCATATTCTTATAGATTCGTAGTTCACTATGCAAAAACGAATCAAGACGTTGTTATTGTACCTGGAGATGAGAATACGGTAACGACTCCGGTTTGTACGACACTAGAGGAACGTTTATGGAAGTCAGGAGCTCAAGCAAAAGCCTGCCGTGATGAAATTGTTGAGCAGGCGAAGGCGGATATCCAAAATCTTAAATATCGGACATTCTATGGAGAATTACGATATTTATACCGAAGCATTGTCTGTAACGTAGAGTTCGTTATTAATAAAAAGAAAAGTACTGTTGTCGCTCTCCTTAAATCGGTAGGAAGGGGCACAGTGAAGTCGAAAGGAATCGCCAAAGCCGCACCATCCGACTGTTTCAACGTTCACATTGGTAAAGCAATCGCGCTAAGACGTGCGCTAGGTATACCGTTGCCAGACGAATACTTAAACGCGCCTCAGCCGACTGAGGTTCGTGTGGGAGACGTTGTTTCGAACCCGCCGGAATGGACGGGAGCAGTTATTGCAGACGATGGTTGGCCGCCTCTTAACGGAAGATGTGTGCGGTTAAAGGATGCACGAAAGTACGGACTCGAAATAATCGACGACTCGCGTGAAGAGATGGGCGAATGAATGTCGGACACTTAACGTTTGGTACTGAAGAATACGTTGAATCTACGAAGCTATATGAAAGACTAGGTCAGACGGATGAAATAATAGATAAAATTGAAACTTTAGCGGAAGAACTCTTTAGAGGAGGACGGTATAACATTGGAACGATTGAACAGCGAAGAAGAGTCACTCGAACAACGCAGTTACTGTCGGAATTATTATGACGAAAGAGGGGAAAGTGAGTGACTTTTCATAGACGCCTAAAGACAAAGGTGTTTAAAAAATATAGCGGATATGATTGGACTTGCGATGGAATGTTTGAAAAACCAAGAGTGAAAGGCAGCGATAAAAGAAAGCGATCGAAACATGAACGAATAATCAGAAAAGAGATGGATAAAAAAGAAATCAGTTATTACGTATAGATTAATATAAAATCTGTATTTTAAAGAGAAAGGTGATTATATGAAAGAAACTAGTTATATTCCAAACTGTCCGGCTTTGAATTTTAATTCACCTCATCAACTGGGACTAATGTATATGGGAGGAGGATTAGATTATTTTTCTAATTTTTATGAATGCAAACACTGTGGAGCAGAAATCGAAAAAAGAACAACTGGAAATCGATCGACTTATACTGTAAAAGAGAAAAAGGAGTAGCAGAAGCGACTCCCATACACATTAATGAAATTGACCGCCCATGTTCTGTTGAGCTAAGCGAACTAAACGTTTAGTAATCATGAACAATAAACAAAGGAGTGAAATGTATAGGCATTATTAAAGAACAAAAGGTTGAGGTCAGCTGGAATCCTATGACATCGAGACACTATCAAACACTAGGATATGAATTTACCTTTTGGAGGGATAAATTTCATGTTCCATATTATCATTTACCACTTACTTCTGAAAAAATGGTTTTAGTTTCTTGTGACAAAGAGAAATGCACAAATGTTAAGTCAGTTAAATATGATGAATTTAACCGGTTGTACAAAAATAAAAAATATGAATGTAAAAGACATAGCCATTCTTATTATGAGGATAAAGCGAGGGAAAGAGGGTTTATTTTAACATCAGAATACAAAGGTGTAAAAGGTAAAGTTGATTTGATCTGTTTAAAGAATGGTCATAAATCAACAAAATTGTGGTCTCAAATTAATAATGGATCTAAATGTTTAAAATGTCATCAGGAAAGCCTAAAATTGAGCATTGATTATATTAAAGAAGAATTCTTAAAGAAAAACTTATTGCTTTTATCAAATGAATACGCCAACGAAAAGAGCAAGTTAGCTTTTAAATGTAAGAATGGACACTATGGAGAAATTGCGTGGAACTATTTTCAACAAGGAGGGGGATGCCAGCAGTGCTATAGGAAGAGTCGTTTTAGAGAAGGTAATCCGAGGTGGAATAAGAATAAAACTGATACTCAGAGGATAAATGACAGAAAGTATCGTGAATATTTACAGTGGAGAAGGAAGGTTCTACAGAGGGATGATTACACATGTCAAAAATGCTGGCTTAAAAAGAAAAAATATTTAACTGCTCACCATATCTATAATTATATGGAGCATAAAGATATTCGACTAGAAGTTGATAACGGGTTGACCTTGTGTGATTCTTGCCATGAACATTTTCATAATACATATGGATATACTAACAACAATTATATGCAACTGTTTATGTACTTAAAAGAAAGGGGGATAAAATGAAAATCGATTATGTTTCAGATCTTCATATTAATCATTGGATACCTTGGAACAATAACCAAATAAAATGGGAAAGGCGAACAAGGGAGATTATTAGAAGGTTAATCTCAAACGGTAATGGGGAGGTATTAGTCATTGCCGGTGATTTTACCGAATGGAATCAACAAACTTTATGGGTTTTAGATGAGGTAGCAAAGCAATACGAGAAGGTTTACTTTACATTTTGACAGGAGTGAGTATGGGTACAGCTGTAGAGGTTATTTGCTCCAAATGTAAAACCAAAAAAGACATTACAGACATTAGTACGTGGTAAACAAAGTAGCGAAGTGATTTAAAGGAGATGAACTCTTGACTGTATATGAAAAAATTATGAGCCACCTTGAAAGCAAAAAGGCAGTGTTAATCAAGTTTGGCTTTGGGCAATTGTCCCCGATCAAAGTTGAAAAATGGTTTAAGTCATATAATCCAGCTAAATACTACGAATTTAGAAAAGCAGCTAACAACAATAAGGTTACCGACTTACATACTCAAGCAATGACAAAGGAGAAAAGGACGCATTTAATAAACCTGGAAGAGGTCTTTAATGATGAAAAGTCTAGAAATGCGTTATTAAAATTAGCAGAACAAAACACTAAGAGAAATAGGGATGGACTGACTGTTATCGAAAAACATGATCCTTGGAGGGATTAAATGAATAACGCAAACTCTGCAACATGGTTTGATTTAGAATTTGAAGTTAAACCAGACAATAACATTGATAAAGCGCTAATGCGATTATTTGATCTCATGAAGAAGAGCCTTCACATTTATTTCAATATTGAGAACTCTTTTGATATACATGGGTTTTTAAAAATCGCTACAACAAAAACCAATGTCGATTATCCATTTATTGAATGGATTAAGGAAAAGGGCATTCCAAGATTAAAGAATATTGACTTTAAAAATGTGCCAAACAATGATCAATTTCTTGCAATGATTGAGATTGATGAGCATTGCCTTAAATGTGAAATGGATTTTGAAGATTCTGAAGAGGTTCGGGGGTGTATTATTTCAACAGTTAATAGTCTGCAAGAATATATTAATATTTGCAAACAGTTAATCAAAGGGGAGTGTACTAATGGCTAAAACAGAATTTAATATTAATGATGTATTAGAGAATTATAAACGAAGAGATGAGGAACGTAGGGAATTCATCATTCACAAAGGCCGTACGGCTATGAAGGAAATCATTAGAGAAGTGAATCAAAGAGGATCACTAAATGAGGCTGATATTTATTACGAAACACCTAAGCCACAGCTAAGTTTCTCAGACGTTGAATTAGGCTATATGCTTACTTCAATGATGGAATATGCGACAAATCATGTGGGGAATCCAGTTGATGAGGAATGTGAATTTGAAAATAAACTGGCTTACTTTGAGTATAAGGACGAGATAATTCAGATTTTTGAAGTGTATGGCCAAGGTACTGACAGCTGGTTTTCTAAACCTAGTGAAGATATCATTGAAAGATTGAATAACACAGCTTACGGAGTGTATTTGATCCAGTTCGATGATTTTATTAATTACACTAAAAATAAAATAATTATGAATTGAAAAGAGGGGAGCGATTTGATTGTAACAGCATGGATTTTGTTCGTTGCATTTGGGCTTGTGTTGTTAGCAAACATGGATTCTCAAGGAGATATTAAATTTGCAGTGTATATTGGTTTAATAAAATTTGTTTCAGTTTTCATTGTTGCTATTGCAGCAGGAGTGATCTGGGGAGGGCTATTTCAATGAGTAACGCTAAAGGAATGGGCTTACATATTGAAGGAGTGTTGTTTAATGAAAATGGCACAAAATTCACCTATGAAGATTTCATCAAGCTAATTGAATCTAATGGTATTGAATTTTGCGGACTGACATGTGCTGTCACAGACGAAGGTGAGTTCTTAGATGAAACAGGTAAAAAATTCACCAAAGATAAGCCGATCAAATTTAATCAAAAAGAAGAATTTTATGAAGTGACAAATTATGAACCAGTGGAATTGTTTGGGGAGGATTGTTTCAATGAAAAAAGTTTTTAAATGTCGTACTTTTCCTAAAGAAGATAAAGTTATTTTCGAGAAAGGAAGAGACCATGTTTTAATGACTATTGAAGACAAGAAGTACAGTAAGAAAGTGTCGATTTGTTTGAATACCGATGACATAAATAAAATCACAGAATTTTTAGGGGGTTAGTTTTATTAAACTTAAAGCAGTCAAGAAACCTAAGTTATCTAAAAATAAGTTTTCCAATTTAACTGAAAATGATTGGAAAGAAGCCAATGAACAAACGAAAAAGGATCGTGGGATTTCTGGACTTACTTATCGTGACATTTTCAAGAACAGAGAATTCTAAATAAAATCGGTCTTTTATTTACAATAAAAATAAAATTAGTGGAGGAGAATGGAGATTAACGAGGCTTATCATTCAATTCAAACACTTTATAAAAAGATGGATAGACAAATGAAAACAGTAAAGGAGGCCATTGAAGAAAAAGATTTGCAAAGAGCACACCGTAACTTAATTAACTTAGCTGACAACAATGAGGAATTAATGCAGGAAATCAGGTGGATCAAAAAGGGAACCGCCATGTGATTTATTTGATCAATTGTCTGCGCTCTTTAAAGTTCCATACATAAAGCTCTTCTATAGAGCAACCTATGGCATCCGCAAATGTCATTGCTGTTCCAATATTCATATTTGATTTAAAACCACTTACATAATCATTAATACGCTGTTTAGGTAATCCAGTACGTTCAACAAGGTCTTCAATTGAAACGCTATATTCATGCATAAGCTCATTGAGTCTTGAATCAACTGGTCTCCATTGTTTTTTCACTATGTACACCTCTTTCAGCAACGATTTTAGCACATACATAATTTACCTTCAATATAGATTAGGAGAGTGATTGATTGGGAGCAAACAATCAAGGGAAAGTTTTTGAAGCGAACATTGAAAAATCAGCAGCAGATCAGAAGCTGTTCTTCTACAGGATTAAAGATGTTAATCCAATGTTCTTGAAAAGAGGGGCAGCAGTATCAAAAAACAAATATGATTGCTTTCTGTTCTTTAAGGGGTACTTGTTTCCTTTTGAGCTTAAATCAACAAAGGACAAGTCTATTGCATTTCGAGAAGAAATTATAAAGGCACAACAGATAAAACACTTAAAAGAGGCAACTCAATACCCGAACATAATTCCTGGCTTTCTGTTTCAATTTAGAGAGCCTGAGAATAAGGTTTATTTCGTACATATTAATGATTTCCTTACTTATAAGAATATAGCTGAAAATCAGTTGAAACATACATATAAGAATAAGGTAAACAAAGCCAGCATTCCAATTGCTATATGCGAGGAGATTGGCACAGAAGTACGCTCGATGAAAAAGAAAGTGAACTATACATATTATTTGAATAAGCTTTGCGGGGAATTAATTAAGAAAGAACAGTCAAGAGACAAACCGTTACATACATATAATACTCCTGTGAAAACGGGGGTGTAGCCTTGGAACCTTACCAACGTTATGAGGAATTAAAGAAAAAAACAATAAAGGTAGTCCAGAAAGAAAATTACAGTATTCGATATATAACTCAGGATGAAGCAAGTAATGACTTAGATGAGTTTTATAAACAATTTGCTCAACATTTATTAGAAGCTGCTCTGGAAAGGAAGGCAGAGTAAGCTTCTTTTTTTCGTTAGATATGTAGTAAGTATCTTAATATACAGCTTTATCTGTACTGATATTAATGACATGCTGCACTCGGTGTGAAAGGGCAGCTTCCACCACATTTTGTCCGCCGATGAGATTGGTCTGGATCGCTTCAAATGGATGGTCCTCACATGTCGGAACCTGTTTCAGCGCAGCCGCGTGAAATACGATATCGACGCCTTTCATCACCTGATTCACCCTTCTGTGATCGCGTACATCTCCAAGTACAAATAATAGCCGCTTATCCTCCGCATACTTTTGGCTCATGACATACTGTTTACTGTCGTCTTTGCTGAATACAATCACCTGTTTAGGTGTAAGCATCAAAAGGCGTTTGACAATTTGACTCCCGATTGAACCCGTTCCGCCAGTGACTAAAACTGTTTTGTTATGGAAAAATGGTTTTAGTTCTGCTGTTTGCTGTTTAGGCATGGCTTATCCTCCAACTCTCGTTTCTCTACCATGCATCATATGTTCAACTTTGTAATCGAATTAATGAAAGCAACCAATAAAACAAAATTTAGGGGAATGATCATGTCACAAAGTGTTCTTTTTTAATAGAAAATGGAAAAACGGACGTAACTAGGGAACAACAAAACTAAATAAACAATGTACTAAATATTCAACATATTTTTATTTCGCTCCGCAAAAGCAAATCTGGCAAAGTCATCTCACGTACCTCTTTGGGGAATAAGTTGTTTATGAGTCAGAAACCCTATAAAAAAAGGTTCATTTTCCTCACGGTAATCACCTGTATATATTTTACAATAGTAGTGATAGTGATAAAAGAGGAGGGTACCAAATGAAGGTTTCAAAAACAATGCTGCTAAGCACTGCCGCGGGTTTATTGCTTAGCCTGACAGCAACCTCGGTGTCGGCTCATTATGTGAATGAGGAACATCTTTTCAAAGTGACTGCACACACGGAGACAGATCCGGTCGCATCTGGCGATGACGCAGCAGATGACCCGGCCATTTGGGTTCATGAAAAACACCCGGAAAAAAGCAAGCTGATTACAACAAATAAGAAGTCAGGGCTCGTTGTGTATGATTTAGACGGAAAACAGCTTCATTCTTATGAGTTTGGCAAGCTCAATAATGTCGATCTGCGCTATGATTTTCCATTGAACGGCGAAAAAATTGATATTGCTGCCGCATCCAATCGGTCCGAAGGAAAAAATACAATTGAAGTATATGCAATAGACGGGGATAAAGGAAAATTGAAAAGCATTACAGATCCGAAACATCCTATTTCTACCAATATTTCTGAGGTTTATGGATTCAGCTTGTATCACAGCCAGAAAACAGGAGCATTTTACGCATTAGTGACAGGCAAACAAGGGGAATTTGAGCAGTATGAAATTGTTGATGGTGGAAAGGGTTATGTAACAGGGAAAAAAGTGCGTGAATTTAAGTTGAATTCTCAGACCGAAGGCCTTGTTGCGGATGATGAGTACGGAAACCTATACATAGCAGAGGAAGATGAGGCCATCTGGAAATTTAACGCTGAGCCCGGCGGAGGATCAAAGGGGCAGGTTGTTGACCGTGCGACAGGAGATCATTTGACAGCTGATATTGAAGGACTGACAATCTATTATGCACCAAATGGCAAAGGATATCTCATGGCTTCAAGTCAAGGAAATAACAGCTATGCAATGTATGAACGGCAGGGGGAAAATCGCTATGTAGCCAACTTTGAGATTACAGATGGCGAGAAGATAGACGGTACTAGTGACACGGATGGTATTGATGTTCTCGGTTTCGGACTTGGCCCAAAATATCCGTACGGGATTTTTGTGGCGCAGGATGGCGAAAATATCGATAACGGACAAGCCGTCAATCAAAATTTCAAAATTGTATCGTGGGAACAAATTGCACAGCATCTCGGCGAAATGCCTGATCTTCATAAACAGGTGAACCCGAGGAAGCTGAAAGACCGTTCTGACGGCTAG